CCGGCTCACGGTCTTTGTCGTGGTCGCGGAGCATCATCATGCGGCGAAAATTAGTCTTGCCCATAATCTAACACCTCCTCAAGAAATAGACGCGGGCGCACCGGCGTGGGAGCGGCAGAAGCAGCCAAGATACTTGAACGTGCCGGTGCCGGTTGCAGACGTTGCCACACGGGTAGCGTAGCGGGTGCGGGTGTGGATGCTCTCGGCAGTCGCCTGAGCGCAGTTGCAGTCGGTCAGAGGGTATGCGGTCGTGCCTGCACCTATGGTAATGACCACAGGGGCGTTGATGGTGGTCGTGTCCGGGATGCTCTGGGCAACCACGATGCAATACTTCTCTCCGTTCTGGTATGCGCCAGCAGGGATGTTGATGGTCAGCGTGTCGTTGGCGAACGTTACCGCGTCCGAAATGACGAGGTGCGGGCACAGACGGCAGCTTGTTTTGCAAGCCATAGTAGTTTCCTCCTAAAAAATCAGGGGCAGAGGTGTCTTACCCCTGCCCCGATGGTTCACCCGGTCTTATCGGGGAGTGTGTAGGTTAGCAGCAGCCGCAGCAGTTCACGCCCACGTTAGGGTTAGCCACCTGATAAGCGGGAATCGGACGAGGATTGACCCGGTTCAGGATGGTATCGGTCTGCTGGGACATCACGGTGGTCAGAAGCGCATTCTGACGATCCTGAGAAGCGGCGAACTTCAAGCTCTGGTTCTCAGCGGTCAGAGTGGCGATCTTATCCTGCGTGAAGTAGTCCATCATGCTGCGGAAGTTGGCGTTGCAGTTGTCCACGATGGCGCGGGCGTTGTCTGCGATAGCCTGACGGGTAGCGCAGTCCTGCTGTGCAATGGTGTACTTCAGGTCGCCGATGAGCTGCTTGTTCTCGCAGCAGCAAGACGCAAGCTGCGTCTGGATAGCGGTCTGACCCGCCTGACGTGCGTTGCCCTCCTGCATGATAGCAAGGCTGATGGCGTTGTCGCCGTTGGACACGCTGCGTTCCAGTCCGTTCACGAGCTGTGCGTTCTGGTAGCCGAGCTGACAGATCGCCTGATTAGTACCAGCAAAGCCGTTCGCGATGTTGGCATTGATGCCATTGATCTGTGCCAGCTGGTCATAGCCCAGAGAGCAGATACCGCTCTGGATACCCGCCAGAGAGCGGGAGGTATCCTGCTGATAAAAGCCCTCCGACAAAGCCGCGCGGGTGTCTGCACCGCCCTGACCAGTTGCGCCGGTGCCGACCAGATAGGGGATGTAGCTGTTCATGCCGTTGTCACCACCGTTCCGACCGTAGCCGTTTGTGCCCCAGCCGAAGATGATGGCGAGGATGATAACCGCCCACAGACCTTCGTTGCCGAAAAATCCGCCGTTGTTATTACCGCCGTCCTGCCCAGCCAGATAGCCAGTAGCAAAATCGTCCATAAAAAACTCCTTTCAGTTTTGCGTTATGCTATCCCACCGCCGTGTGCGATGGGCGAAGCCAGATAAAAGCGGTTTTTATCAAGTCCGCAAAACTGAGAAGCGTTTCGCTTAGAGAGATGCTTATTTGGGGATTATCAAGTTAGCTCGGAGGATTGTCTTTTTTATCTTTCGGGTCGTCCCACTTTTTGCTGGCAGCCCCAAAAATAAAGCCGAGCATTAAAGGAACCCATAGTTTGTCATCGCCGCACAGATTGTTGATGTCAAAATCTTTTTCGGAATGGCTGTTTTCGATATCGTCCATTGTAGAACCTCCTCACTTCGGAAGCGTCAAATTCAGAACGCTTGCCAGCTGGTTCAGGTCGATGCCACGCTCTTTGGCGAGGTTCTGTGCCATCGTTTTGAGCTGCGTTTCGTTCTTGCCCTGAATCAGGTTCAAGCCCTGCATGATGGGGGCATTCTGCCCGCTCAACTGCTGGATAAGCACCATCGGGTTCTGTCCGGCGCGAGCCAGATTTGCAAGCTGCATGATGGGGCTGTGTGTAATCACATCAAACGGAGAGGACATCGTTATTCTCCTTTCTTCGCTGTGGCAGCGGGTTTAGAAAAGCTTTTCTGCCATTTTTCCAGGTCATCCAGCCTGCGGACGAGGGCGTTATACTCTTCAATGGGCACATACTGCTGTGTCGGTGCAGCGGTCTGCTGTGCCTGTTGTGCCTGTATCTGCCGCCACGCTTCCGGGCTGTAAAAATCCTGCACATAGGATTCACAGGTGTCCGGGTTCAGCCGCTTGCAGTAGATCACGCCGCTCCGAAGGTCGGGGCAGTAAGTAGGTCTGCCGTACAGGTCAGACGGTATTGCCAAAAACTCCTCCCTGCTGGAAACAGGTCTACCCAGCAGCCAACCGCCATCCTGTGCCGACTGCTGAATAGGCTGCTGCCCATTCATCGGCTGCGGACGCTGCTGCTGTGCTTGCTGCATCTGCGTGTTCGGCAGGGGAGTGGCAAGCCCTACTGTTCCCATGCCGCCGTAAGGATTGACGGGCTGCTGCGGAACGTAAGGTGCTCCAGGTGTCGGATAATAGCTCATAAAACATCCCTCCTTGTGCATCTAGTGTACTGCATCGGCAAAAACCGAAAGACAACGAACGTCAAACGAAGGACAAAAAAGAAAAGCGTCCACACTGCAAAAGAGCAGCGTATGCGCAAAAAAATACGTTTAATTGGTATAATGTTTTTGAAAAAGTCTCGACTTTTGCACTCAATGGGTGTATAATAAAAACAGTGAAAGACCACACACAAACACATGGAGGTAACAATTATGAAAAAGCTCACTGTTGACGAGTTCGCAATCAAGGTTATGGCCACCGGAACCGAAATTGAGTACGACAACGGCGTTTGGATGATCTACGCGCATCTCACCGATGATGGCGACGTCAAGACCTCTCATCTGGACGCTCGCGACCCGATGGTCACTACCAGCATCGAACTCTCCGATGAAGAGGGCGAGGCACTCATGAACGGAAATCTCGACGACGTTGAGAGAAAGGCCGTCGTGGAAGACCTTTACCCGAAGTATCTTGAAGCTCTGGAAGATATGGAGTAAAAGAAAAGTCCCCCAGACGGCGCGCGAACACCGACTAGGGGACTTTAGTGAAAGACACCTCGTGTGGAGGCATACCATTATGCTACCACACGAAAGAAAGGAAGTCAACGATGTATACCCCCGCTGAACTTTTTAATATGGCAGTCGACCCGGCTACCTCCCGCGAGGTATTCCTCAACAGTGTCACCCTCAGCATCTCGGATGATGCCGGAGGGTGCGTTGATTTGGACGCTGAGAAGGAGCGGCTGTCAGGCATCTGGGATCTGGCGCACTTGTCAATGCGGGAGTTGATCTCCCGCACCGGAATGTCTCAGACCTCTTTTGCCAAAGGCGCAGGCATCCCGCTGCGCACGGTGCAGAACTGGTGTGCAGGAAGCCGGGACTGCCCGGCATACGTCCGCTTTTTGCTGGCGGAGCACTACAAGCTGCTGTAAAACAAAAAATCCCCCGCTTCGCTTACAAAGCAGCTCGCGTGGAACGCAGGGCTTGCTTCGGCAAAGCAGGGGATTTTTTACTCGAAAATTTTTTCAATGTTTTTCAGCCGGTAGCCTATCGCCGTCCGGCTGTAATGGGTCTGTGCTGCAATGTCCGGCAGCGGGAGCCGCTCAACATACCGCAGTAAGGCTATCTTACGATCTACCCTCCCAAGCGGTGCGCTTTTGATGGCGGCGGTGATCTGCTGTCGGTCAAGCCCTTGCAGCGCAGCGGGAAGCACTACACGAGCCGCCGCCACGGGCAGCACCGAGCCAGAACGGTTCTGGGAGCTGTCCGGCGTTACGCACCATTACGGTGACGTTACCGAGATGGTATGTTTTCGTGAGGTCGCGAAAACGTCCACAGACCATTTTCGTGACGTGACGAAATTGCTCTCGTGCGGCGTACATTTTGCCGGGGTTGGCAAAATGGTCGTATGTAGTGCTTGCCATGATATCCTCCTTACAGTGTAATTTCCTCAGCGTCCGCCTTGTCTTCAGCATCACGCCGGAGACAAGGCCGCTTGCCTTGACCTTGCCCCAGTCGATGCGGCCCTGCCAGCGGGAAACGTCCATGATGTGCTTAGCCATCCTGCGCCTCCTTGTCCAGCGCAGCTTGTACGCGGGCCCGCCAGCGGGCAGGGACATCCTCAATGGTAAAAGCGCCGTCAAACTGATGCAGCTTGATTTGAGTTACATAAAACTGGATCATCCGTTATACCTCCTGTGCAGCCAGCAAGTCCAGCATGGCCGCTTCCAATGCAGCAATACGCTCGGCGGTGGAGGGGAGCTTGGCCTGCTGTTCAGCTTTTTCGCGGGCTTCAGCCTGTGCGGCCAGTTCCTCAGCAGTGTACAAGTGGTACACCCGCACCTGCTCTTCTTCGTCCCAGGCGTCTTTTGCTTCCACGCCGGGCACGTCCACCACCTTCTGCACGTCTTTGCCGCCGTTTGGGTACTCGGAAAGGGTCTCGTAGTGGCTGACCTCCTCCACGCCCGCCACAGCATCGTGGTGGATGGTCTGTGTCTTGTCTTCCAGCCAGCCCAAAGACAGGTCGGGGTTTTCCATAGGGTTGCCGTTGATGTCAATGATTTTCACGATTATATGCTCCTTTCGTTAGGCGATGCGCTTCCAGATGTAAGCGGTCAGGTAGGGCGGCATGTTGTTGTGGGCAGTAGAACCACCGGCGTACCCAGATGCAAGCCGATTTTGTACGTCATCACCCCAATACGTTCCTCCATAAAACTTCTTGAAATTCACGCCAGTGCGGCTTCCGTTCTCCCAGCCAAAACAGTACAGATTATCAATATCGATACCCTCATGTCTATGAGCTGGCATCTCAGCAACAGTCAATGCGTGTCCTGCCTCGCCGCCCGTTTTCCCCGCTGCGTAAGTATCGCCAGCGGCCAGAATAAACTTATCCTTAATACGTTCCCATGTGCCTCCCAGAAAGCTCGCAGGGCTGGTCGAGCTGGTACTCTGATAGATGCAACCTACCGGGTAAAGCTTGTTCACCAGTGCCGACCACTTGATTTTCTGGGTGTTCGTACCTTGTAAAATCAGATAGTCGTTTGCACTAGGTGCAGATGCAGTTGGCAGACTTGTAATAGGAATATTTGCCATTAAATTATCCTCCAATCTTTCTATTCGCGGTCAGGGCCTTGCTGTCTGCGGTGACAAGCACAGAACCATCCGATGCCGTCAGCACGACCAGCAGTTCGCCCGTCATGAGCTGCTGAGTCAGTGTGTCCAGATCTTCTTTTGACGCTGTTTTCTCGTCCATCTCGGAGAGAGCATCACTGACAGCACTGAGCACTTCTGCGATTTTTCCTTGACAAGCAGACAACGAGCGTTTCAGCTGTTCCAGCGAGGGGAGTTTTGTACTTGCCATGTGCTGCTCCTTCCGTTAAGACCCGAACACCTCGGTCAGCATGGCATCAACCTCGGTATCGGTCGCAAGCACCATGCCGTTCAGCTTTGCATAATCTTCCTTGGACATCAGGCCGTTTGCGGTGGTCGATGCAAGGCCATAGGTCGTGTTGGTGCCGGGGATGCCCAGGCCGGTGATGTCCTCTTTGGTGACCTTGGTCACGGCGATGACGTGGCCCAGTGCGTCCACGGTGATCTTATACAGACCGATCGTTGCTGCGGTATGAGACGGGTGAACGTACTTGTTTGCACCCTCTGCGATTCCGGCAAGCTTGGTCTTTTCTGCGGTGGTGTAGTCGTTGGTAGACAGACCCTTGCCTGCCACCTTATCCACCTTGCCGGACAGGTCCACGGTAGTGTCGTCCAGCAGTTCCATGGTGTAGCTGTCGCCGTCACCCTTGATCTTAGCGTAGATGTCATAATGCTTGGTGGTGGTGTTCATCACCAGATACAGGATGTTCTCCTGTGCGGCATCGACTTTCGGCACTGCATCGACCTTCTGGAAGGATGCGTGGCCGGATTTGGAAATGGCGGTGTTAATAGCAGCCACCACCTGTGCGCTGGTCTGGAAGGTGCTGTCGTTGGCCAGCTGGCTGGTCTTGGTGGGAACCGTGATGTTGACGCTCTTATCGGATGCAATGGTCTGGGCGGTGCCGTTCACCTTGATGCTCTCGATCTTGTTGGCCTGTGCGCCGACCCTTTCCAGCGCGTCCAAGCGGGTCGCGAGAGCGTTGGCTTTCTGATTTTCCTTCTGAGCGAGCTTCTGGAGGTGGCCCAGTTTCGTAATGTGGTTGATGTCGTAGTCTGCCATAATGTTTCCTCTCAATCGTCAAATATTTCGTCCAGCATTGCATCGACCTCTTCATCGGTGGCAATGTGGAGTGATTCGTGTACTTCCTTGACAAACGCTTCCCATGCCGGGGTACCCGGTTCCGGGAGGATGCCGTCTTCGGTGCCAGAATTGGGGCCGACCCGGTAACGCAGGTCTTCGCTGGTCACGGTCTTTGTGCCGTCGCTGCCCTCAAAAGTGATGCACCCATTGCCGGGCTGTGCGGTCACGCTGGCGGGCACGTCCACATAGCCGTCCGTCACCAGCGAGGATGCCGGGTCCTTGCCGCCAGGCACATGCCAAAATGCCCGGATGGTCAGACCTTCCCACTCGCCGGTTGCTGCGACGGCAAGGCGGTACACGCCCCGGTTTTTGGTGTAGCCAAAGCGCACCAGCTGCTCATAGCCCGGCACTTTAACAACGCCATTGGATGCGAGAGATACGCTTAGCACAATCATAGGGTTTGCTCCTTACTTCTTGCCCTGCATCTGATTGAGGACGTGATCGGCGTGGATGGCGGCAGATGTGAAGGAGTTGTTCTCCCACCACGCCACGAGGGAAGCGACGACGGTGATGCCGGTGGTGATGATCTGCTCCAGCTGCTCCGACTCGATGGGGAGCGGGGAGTGGCCAGTTGCGCTCAGAATCTGATTGGTGAGTGCCAGCGCGAGGACGGCGGTGCGGGCGACGGTTCCGGCGGAAATCTTGTTGGTCATGGTATTAGTTCCTTTCCTTTTCTTCGAGGTCGGCAATTCGGTGATCGGCGACCTTCATCTTCTCTTCCAGCACGGGGATGCGCTGGGCGAAATTGTTGTGTGCCCGGACTTCTCTGGTCAGTTCTTCCAGCTTGGTTTCGGTCACGGCTTGGCTTTTGCTGTTTGCAATTAAAACGCCGATCAGCGTGATTGCACCGGTAATGAGGGCGGCTGCGATACTCTCCATTCGGCTTACGCCTCCCGGAGCCTGTCCAGCCCCTTTTTCGCGATAATGGCGGCGTAGTCCTTGTAAGCGTGGGAAAGGTCTGCGTTGCCCGTGATGCCCGGTACGCTGGCGCTGCTGGTGTACTGCCACATGCCAAAAGAAAAGTCTGTTTTGGGCTTGTCTTCTGGTTTGGTTTTGCTCTTGTCTCTGGGATATCTTGCCAGCCATACATCGTACTTGCGCAATGCAGCATCGCCCATATACAGCCGGGTCTCACCGAAATTGAGACCGGTGTACAGCAGAGCGTAGAAGCCCCACTGCTCGATGGTCGCCAGCGCATACGCGGTCAGGTCGGTCAACGCCTGCTTGCCAAGCTTGCGGAGCTTGTTGTCCTCCACATCCACGCAGATCGGCAGCTCGAAGGTTTTTCCAGCCAGTGCAGTCTTGAGCAGGGCAAGCTCTGCGTCGGCACTGGTGTGCGAGACGGCATAGGTGTAATAGTACACGCCAGCCGGCAAGCCGACACGCTTGCACTCGGCATAGTTGTGCTCAAACGTCGGGTCGATGTACAGCCCGTCCTTGCGATTGGAAAACTTGCTGTTGGTGGATACCGTCTTCAGCATCACGCCGGAGACAAGGCCGCTTGCCTTGACCTTGCCCCAGTCGATGCGGCCCTGCCAGCGGGAAACATCCAAAATAGTTTTTGCCATCATGTCACGTCCTTTCTGTTAGTGGGATAAAGCCCTATTTAGTTAATTTTTAGTTCTAGCGCAGGTTCAACATTTTCACTTCCTTTTGCAATCCACGCTGTTAATATTTCTTTGCTTCTATCAATAGCTATAAATGTGGATTTATAGCCTGTTGATTCAGCGCCGTCCCAGTCGCATACATAACTTGTCAGTCCATCTTCGATATAATACAGCTCTTCGTGCGAATGTCCGTGTAATAAGCATAATAAATCGTTTTCACATTGGCTGAAATCATATTGATGAGCAATTCCGTCTGTGTCTGTATAAGTACCTTTACGCTTGTTTTTTCTGTTTTTCAAAACGTTAAATAACGCACTAAAAATTGGCTCCTCATAAGACTCCATTTTCCACGTTTGCTTTGTTCCATCTCTATGTATATTGTTATCAGTCAATGGTTGGTGATTTAGGAAAATAATATCATACCCATCATTTTTGGATAATTCTTTTATGAACCATGTAGCAACGACTGTTGGAACGCTTACCATTGGTACCCCTGAATTTGGTGCATAGTAAGGGTCAAAAATAATATATTTCACGTTATGCAAATTATCCTTCACTGTATAACAGCATCTTTTTGATTTTGCAATATATCTTGCTTTTTTAGAAGTAAAAATCCTACGTAAAAAATATTCTGTTGTGCTTGTTCCATCCCATTTATCGTGATTACCACACACACCAATATAGTTTTTTATGTATCTAATATTATTATATATTGTATCAAATTTTAAGTCATCCCAATGTTCGGTAACATCATCACCTAGGTTTATATTAGCTATTTTCATTCCATCTGTATCAATGTTGTTTACATATCTTTGCGGATGTTGAGGTGACCATCTATGACTATCGGTGCATACAAAAATTGGAATGATGTCAGGATTTTTTTTGCATACATTTAACAACATATGATACGCTTCATCAATGATTGTTTCTCGGTCACTCTCCCACCCTTTTACTCGCGGCAAAATCGCTCCGTTATGTGTGAAATTTCGATATGAAATCGAGCTGTCAAAAATAACTCCTGCTGTTTTTAGACAATTAGTGTGGCATGATATTCTCAAATATTTTGCATTAGTTGGAATCACAAATTCTGTAAATCCTGCTTTATATTCTATTCCCTGCAAAAAATTATAAGATTCATCGTATAAGGCATTGCTTTCAGAATCTTCTTGACACTCAATTACAAATTTTTTATGACCGGTTAAATCGATGTAGTCTGATGATGAATAGGCGTCGGAGCTTCGTTCAGTTCCGTCCGCATTGTTGATATACGTATATGGAATTTCGTCAAGCAGAAATTTTCCGTTGTCAGCGATTTTTAGCTTTTCTTTGTTGCTATTTATTGTTTGCATTGGAAGGACAAAAAACCGAACATTTTTCGCGATTTCTCGTTCATTGGAGATTTTCAATTCTCTATAACCATCAGGAATATCAATGTAATTTATCCCATTTTTTAACACGAAATTTTTATATTTGGTAGCGTCGGCAGAATACATAGCGTTATATTTTGAATCAACCGGGCTGTAAACAATAATTTTGTCACCCGCAATCACCGGGATACTTAACAGGTCCCAACCATCATAACCTAAAATAGTACAATCATCTTTAATATATAAATTTTTATCGATTTTAGGATTGGTCAGATATGCTTGCTGACAAACCGCCTCTCCCACCTTCGCCGCATCCGCCGCCTTGCCGAAGATGGAGAGGGTTGGGTCGATGATTTTATCGACAATGGTTTTCGTTGCGTTGGCAGTGGATTCAGCGTCAGCAATGCCGTTTTCCATGTGATTCAGATTTTCGGCGGTCAAAACATTGCCATTTGCAAAGTTCTGCTTTTGATAACCCATAGTCAAGATTCCTCCTGTTCTTCAGTAGTAGGCGAATAAACCAGCTGTCCGTTTTGGACTTTATAGGTTCGTAGGAAAGGACGTCCATCCGGAATGCTCTCCATATACAAAACGCCGGGCGGGGCTGGCGTTGCGTTGTATGCCGGGTCAACGCTTCCAACGCTCATGATGGTTCCATCCTCTTGATAAGTAATCATGTACATTTAGCGACTCCTTACATCAATCCATAAACAGCACATGGGACACAGCAGGTATCGTGCTTATTGAATTTCACACCAACGCCGGAAGCCTTTTGGGTATAGTATCCGCCTTGCCCAAATGTTATCCCACTATATGAAACGTGGACTCTTCGGACTCTCGGATAGTCCCACACACGGCTTGCAATCGACCAAATTCCATTGATTGGGAAAACGGTATACTGCAAATCGCTTCCGTTCACTCCGCTGCCGTCCAAACCGGTGTAGTATTCACCGAATCCAATCACAATGGCGGAATACTGGCGCAATCGGCCATCGTTGCAGATCACAGCGCCATTGCCAATGCCGCTGCCAGGGTCGCCGTTCTCCCAAATTTTGTCCTGGCAAAGTCCGGAGAATGTAACCTTTCCAGAAGCAATGGTGCAGCTTCCGCTTCCGTCTGTAATGGAAATACCACTGTCTGTAATGACAACTTTGTTATTGCCACGAACAACACGGATGTCTTCGCCGGTGATTTGAACCTTGCCATTCCATCCTTCATGCGTGATAACCAATCCTTCACTTTCGGTAAAGGTCATCATGCTATGGAGTTCTTTTTTTGTCGCCTTCGTCTCAAGACTTTCGTTCGTCTGACGATTGGTGCTCGCCTGCTGGTTGGTAACGCCGCTATTAGACTGTATGTAAGAAGAGCTTGTGACGGTTTCGCCAGCACCGGAAATGGATGTATTGCAGTTCAGCGAAAATGTGACGTTGGTTACAATCGTATTATGGAATGCGCCGTCTTTGTCCTTGTAGCGAATCATATCCATCGGGAACAAATACGGAGCAGACTTGATGGTGGCACTGTATGGGCGGTAAGAGAAACCGCCTCGTGCGGAAAGAAGTTCCTTCAACACGCCATCATACGAATTGGTTAGAAACCCGCAGTCACTCAAATCAAGCGCGTACTCGTTCGTTCCAGCAAGATAGGTTGCTTCGTCACTCACGTCACAGGTAAATCCGGTGATTGTAATGTCATTCTCCAACAAATCACTGGTGTATCGTTCGTTCATCGTGACGGTGACGGCTGTTTGCTCATACCATTTAAGAACAAGCTGGCCGTCCTCGTTCATGAAAGCACAAGTGCCTGTCAACTGCGCACACCATTGTAAGCATTGGCGATAAGTCAACTGCTGTGAGGAAGATGGAAAACCGCCAATACTATACTGATGGTTTGGAAGAGCTGTCACATCGGTCAAAAGAGACACGCTGCACAACTCACAGATTTTCTGAATTAGCGCATCAACATGAATTGGAAACGACATTTTCGAATAATCAACGGCCTTGTCGAACTTGACCATGTAATCAAGGGCAGAAACCGTAATGATTTGCAGCTTTCGAGGAGACGTGTCAATAATGAATCGACCGCATGGAATCCAAACGACCTGTGCCTTTGTTCCTGCATCACCAATCAAATTCTTTCCAAGAATGAAATTGCCAATGCCATTGAGAGCGCCAAGAACGGACTGCCCAAGAACAAAATGGCCAAGTGCTGTCGGATCATCGCTCCAAACGCCGACTTTTACATAGAGCACGGCTCCTTCAAACGAAACGTTGTCGAACTTTCCGTCGTAGTTCCTCAGCTTCAAGGACAGCTCGGATGCTACCGCAGAACCGACCTCAATTTTGCTGTTGGTTACGCTGTATCGGTCAATCTTTAATCCGCCCTGGACAATGTCCGCTTCGGTGATGGCAAAAGATTCCTTCCCGTTGGAAAATTCGATGGCTGCGGTCTGACGGTTTCCCTCGTTAAAGTAATTTATAACGTCTTGCGATACGTTTACCATCAGTGTGCAGCCCTTTCGATGATATTAAAGGATATTCCTTCCCAACGGCGCATCCGCGAATTGTACATCGGCACGGAACGGTCGCCAACGTAAAACTCGCTGGTTTTCCACTCGCCAGCCATTGCGTCAAGGTAGGTGACGTTGATGTACTCCGGGTTAAACGCTTTCAGGATAACAGCAGCTTCTTGAATGGTGGTGTACTTCCATTCAAGTTCAAGCTTGACACACTGGCCAAGCCGTTTTTTGTCCATGATGTTTGCTTCCGTTCGGCCAGCATCAGATGCGGAAATATCCTGCAACTTCCACTGATAAGAAGAGGGGCATTTAAGATACTGCCCATCCACGCTCCGAATCGGATTGTACCGGTCGTAGTCCATAAATGCCCCTCCTTTAAGTGCCAATGGGAATGATAGTTTTGCCGTTTCTCTGGTTTACCCGGCTGATTGCCTGAGATATGCTGGAAACGGAAATTTCGGAAGTAGATTCCTTTTCAAGCAGAGCCTTCAACAGCTCGTTCTGCTGACGAAGAAGTTCATTCTGTTTGGCCATAGCCGACTCAACACCTTCACGGATGCCCTCGACAATCTGATCGTTATTGGCAACTGTGGTGTGGCCGCCCATGCTACCAACAAATTCCGGACCGGATTCTCTGGCCAAAAACAGCTGCCCATCATCAGGGAAACCGCCGTCGGCGAAACCGAACTTGTTTTTGGCAATTTTGATTACTGCGCCAAATGGGTTAAAAATGTCTGTCAGAGTATCATTGACCGTGTTGAAAACCTTTTCTCCGAAACTCTTGCTGGAATCAGACCAGGTATCCTTCAAATCCTTTACCCACTGAATGTTATTAGCAATACCAAGACCAAGAGCGGCTCCAACACCAAGAACGCCAGCGCCAGCCGGAAGAGCTGTGCTTCCGATTGCACCGAGCGTACTAGCTAGTCCACCGGAAGAACCGGAAGCTCCTCCGACGCCAAGCGCTCCGATTTTTCCGGAGATGAACGTAAGGGCTTCACCGGCTTTGGTCTTAATCAAGTCCCATCCATTGGAAACGATTTTCACGACGCCGGAATCCGTGCCAAACAGATTGGAGAAAAATGTCTTTAATCCATTGTAAGCATCCTTTAGGGCTGGAACCTGGTCGATAACCTCGCCAACTTTGGTTTTCAAATCATTGAATGTCTTGATAACATTTTTGATGCTATCAATAGTGCCGGAAAGGCTTTTAACGGCAGTCGATACTTTGTCGAGAGCGAGATAAGCTCCTTCGAATGCCTTTTGAATGGCAAGCCCAGCAGCGCTAAGAGCGCCGTTGTAATGGTATTCGTTTTCTACTTCAGCAATGCTGCTCTTGACATACGTTTTCATGTCAGAGAAAACGGACTTAAAGGCCTTTTTGGTTTCAACGATAGATTTCGAGGTGTTTGACAAAGCGTTGATAGAATCAGTAAACCCCTGCGAAATCTTCTTGCCGACATCCGACACAGCGTTGATACCATCCGAGAAATCCGTAAACGAAGACTTAATTTTCTTGAGCCAGTCAGTCAGACTGCCACCAACATTCGACAGAACATTGCGCAGGCTCATGGCGGTCTTTTCGAGGCTAGTTTCGTCACCATTTGCGGTCATGGCAATGTTCGCATCGCCCATGCCATAGTTTTCTTGCGTCAACTGCTGGCCAAGTGCAATCACAGAATCAGATAGCCTCTGCATCGCCTGTTCAGCCATGCTTTTTGCGGCGGTGATGCCGTTGGCAAGACCTTCTACGATGTAGCCACCAAACCCCCAGAAAACCTTAGAAGGGGAGTGGATGCCGGTATCTGTCGTGAACTTGTCCAGAATGGCTTTTGCAAGACCGCCGACAGTTTTCTTGGCGTTTTCAATGCCGTTGTTGATTCCGTCAATCAGACCTTGAACAAGGTTTTTGCCGTAGTCTAGGAATTTCTTTTTGAGCGCTTTTAACGTATCTGTTAGGCTGTTCCAAGCCTTGTCCCAGTTTGTTTTAAAGCCCTTCCACTTCTCGTCCCACCAGACACCAACGCCGACAAACCACTGTTTCAAGTCTGCGCTGGCTTTATCGAGAGCTGCCGTGATTTTGTCCCAGTTTTGGTAAATCGCAATCCCAGCATCAGTCAGACCGCCCACAATTAAACCGATGATTGCACCGATTCCAGCAGTAATCGGGCCTCCAAGAGAGCCTATAATTGCGCCAACAGCAGCACCAGCCATCGTAGAACCAGCAGGAATCAGCAAACCGTTCAAAATATTCAAGCCGTTTGTTAAAGCGTCATAAACGCCGGTCACAAACATTGCAACGCCAGTTACAACACTAGCAACAACCGCGCCAACTAACGCACCGCCCATTTTGCCGCCTGCGGCAGTAATAGCTTTTGCAACGGCGCTATCTGCAAAGGAAGTTGTGATAAACTCTGCTATCTTCGCGCCGAGCAGTGCCGCGCCGCCAACAAACGTAATAGCACCAACTAGAATCTCTGCAAAGTTAATAGCATTCAGCTTATCCTCAATAGCTTTCTTGATGCCATCGAACATCAGGAAAAATCCAATGCCTATCAGAATGCCACCGGCGACCATGCCCTTCAGAATGCCAATTTTCTTGATTGCATCAACAATATCAGCAATAAAGGTTGTAAGTTTCCACAGTGCAAGCGCAGCAGTAACAGCGCCGATAATCGGAAGCATTCCTCTGATTTTTTCCTTGATGCTATCAATCTGCTTTGCAAACTCTTCGTTATACTGCTTGAACATATCGTAGCCGGATAAGTCAATATCGCCCAAGATATTGCCAGCAGCGCCAGCACCAGAGCCGGAGCTGCCGGAAGAACCAGTATCCTTCTGGATAACGTTCAGCTCATCAAAGCCCATGATGTAGTTCTTGAACGCCTTTGCAGCTTTGCCGGTCGCTTTGGTGGTGTCGTCCATTGCGTCCGTCACACCGCTTACAGAATCGCTTGCACTGCTAAAATCGGGGAACTCCACCTTGACGCCCATTAGCGTTGCAATGCCGGTCACAAGTTCTTTGACCAGTTCAACGGCTGCGATCAGCGGCGGGAGGATAGATTTCAGGGCGGGGTAGAGCAAAGAACCGACAGAACGCGCCAAGCTATTCAGCTGTGCTTTCAGAATCTTTATCTGGTTGGCGGGGCTGTTGATGGTTCGGGCAAAATCTCCCTGTGCATCGGTTGTCTGCTTCATGATGGCAATGTACCGCAGAACAGCCTTATCAGCCTGAGACAAGGTAGAAACGCTCTGTGAATAGCCAAGATTAAGCAATTCCTGTTGCAACCGCGCGTTAGAAATATCGACACCCAGACGGCGAATCGGTTCCAATTCGCCAGAGATAGCCGCCTGAATTTTCGTGAAGGATTCCGCAACAGGGATATTCTTCAAAGAAGCGAGGTCGTAACCAAGCTGCGTCAGGTTCTTCGACAAAACATACGCCTTGTCGCTTGCCATACCAAACGAGGTGGTCAGACCTTGAATCGTTGCCATGTTGTTCATGGCTTCGGTAGGGTCGATGCCAAGCAGGGTCTCCATCTTGTTGATGAACGTGCTTGCTTCACCAGTCAGACCCTTCATGGACACGCCAAACAGGTTTGCGGCTTCATAGTAGCTGTTGAACTTTTCCGCTGCGTTGCCAAGATAGGTTGCAATGGCTTTCAGCGAGACCAGCTTTGCCGCAGACCGCATGAAACCATTCAGCTGGCTGGAAAGGCTCATGTAGCTTTTTTTCTGCCGTTCGTTGGCAGCAGTCACACGGTTTGCCTGCGTGACCACTTTGCTCAACTGCGGCGGCAGCTTTGCAAAGGCGTTGCCCACCGTTTCAAGCTGGGATGCAAGGGGAGTAAGAGCAGTAGATATCTTTTGGCAAGAACTTGCAAAAGAATCAAGGTCTGCCGCTTTTAGCTTGTCGGTTAGGTCTGGAACAGTACCAATCGCCTTGAACGCGCTGCCAAGGGATTTCAAACCAGAAATATCCAAAATGGACAGGGGCGCAAGAGCATTTGTCAACTGCGTGATGCTACCGGACATGGAATAGAAGTCCACGCCGTTCAGAGCGGACACCGCATTAGGAATCTTCTTGATAGCATTTACAACAGAGTTAACGCCCTTTACGCCAGCGGTCGTGTTGACAGAAGAGATACCATTTAGGAAGTTTGTGACCTTATCCAGACCGGAAATACCGGCAGACGATTGTTTCAGCGCGGAAATGGAACTAGACAGCTTATCAAGGCTTGTACAGACCTTGCCAACACTGCCCTTCGTCCGCAAATTAGAAATGGCGGTAGTGAGCTTGTCGATATTAAGCTCTGCGCCCTGCGATTCCGCAGAGATTTCTACGGATAAGCTTGTAATATCAACATCAGCCATTGCTACCACCATCCTTCTGATTCATCATAGAGAACATTGCCCTCTTGATGCGTTCTTGCGCTTCCATTGCGCGTTGGTATTCGTATTCGTCTTGCTCTTTTTGCGTGAGCGGAATCGGTCTATCCATGTACTTGATTGGGCTAGACCCTTTTTTACGGAACATATTGCCAACCGTAGAGGAAAGTGCAGATGCTGTGTAAAAGCCGTTTCGCCACGCTTCAACGTTGGCTCTGCGAGCGCGTAGTTCTTCTGCGTCACGATAGACTTTTGCAAGCCAAACATCGTCACGCCAGAACTGGTCATAGGTCATGCCAATGGAGATGTAATAGGCTTCTACATCGTGGAACAGCTTGGACGCAGAGAACGGCTCTGTGTGGCTGTCCGGTTCTTGAGACTGTGAGGTTACACAATCTCCCACGTTGCGTTTTTTGCGGTCTTGTCCTCTTCATCGGTTGCGACCAGAGCCTTGATGGAATCTGCGTACATTTCCATCAGGGCAGCCATCAGACCTTCCTTGTCCTCGATGTGCGCAAGCATATCGTCGACCAGCTTGCGCTTGATACCCTTGTTGCGGGCGATGAACGCGCCGTAGAACAGAGCAGAAGTGTTCTTGATAGGGTTAATGCCGTTAGAAAACTCGTAAATCTGGAATCCGTTGCGCTCCGTAGCTTCTGCGCTCTCGCGGGTGAAAGTCAGCTCGTAAGTGTTCTTGCCATCGGGGGAATGAAAATTGATAACCTTTGCAGCCATAATAAATGCTCTCCTTTATAAATAGGGGCAGAACCAAATCCGATGTTCAGTTCTGCCCGGTTTGATTGATTTGATTAAGATGTATTAGGAAACGTCAAGGGAAACAGTTTCAGCCCATTTGGGTTTACTCAGGAAAATAATGTTGATGGGGAACTCCAACGGTTCATCAACGCCTGCGCCGGACATACCGCACTGGTGCATACCATCCCAAGTAAATCCAGAGCCATCAGAGAACTTCAGAGCATAATGATGCGTGGCGTTAAGTTCTCCATCCGAATCCTTATATCCACGCTCAATAACGGCACCATAATCCGTCTTGTTGTAGAACGCAGTAAAAGGTTTAAGGTCAGACTGGTTGATGCCAAAAATCTGTTTCTGCATGGCGTCAGAAAGGGTAGTGACGTCCAAAAGGTTCGGGTCGGAAATCAGGTCAGGAAAATCCTTGATGTCGCACAGTTTGGTCATAGTGCCGGAAGTTCCTTCATAAAGAGTAATTCCGTAGCTGGAAATTCCAGTTGCCATAGAATGTTTACCTCCTTAGTTTCGGTAAATCATTCCGTCCTCTCCGATTGTTGCCCCGTAGCTGCAATCAATCCGATAGACGGAATTGTTGTACAGCCCATTCAACGGGGCAAACGATTTTCGATAGAAATTGAGCGGTTCCAACACAGAATCCACGATGCTCACAATAGAGCGGGCTTCTGCAATGCGTCCGCTGGTTTTGTTGGAATAGACACGTACACGCAGGGAAACGGCAGCATACTTGCTTTTGCTGGCGGAATCCCGGTGAACCGGGAGATTGCTGTTTTCCTCTATCTGCACACACGGAAACTTCTTGACGTTGCTGTCGTTGATTTCCCCAGTGACAAAGATGCCGGGAACTTGCTTCCGAAGTTCGGTCGCAACAGCCGTGAAGATGGAATTGAAATAATCAATCAACTATTCCAAACCTCCCTCCACGTTGCTTCAACTTGAGAAGCCATTTCCTCAACAGCTCCCCACATAGCCATAGCCGGTTCGTTACCGCTGGTTACGACTAGCGTTCCCTTGTTTTTGTACATCACAGTGTTGGCATCATTGCCGGGGTCTCCGTAGTAACTCCAGTGGTCACGCTTGCCGTTCCCTTTTCCGTAAGTGCCGTGTTCTCCAACACCAGCAGGAAGCTCGCCGCCATAAGCGGAATGCGCTACGCCAGTGCCAAACTCGATAAAGGCAACTGCCTCACCTTCGGCAACGATGGTGCAGGTGTTATCTTTCTGATTGATGTGGCACTTCACATCGTTGGAGCCGGAGTATTTCGCATTGGCAAAACGTATCTTTGCGACTTCAAGACCTAACCACGAAAGGCGAAAAGCAAGTGCTTTAGCCTTTTTGTTCAGGGTGGTTTTGTATTCCTGTATCTGACGTTCCGCATCACGAAGTCCGGCATCGCTCAACCTCACTTTAATTTTCACTTGCGGCCACCTCCTTCAGCGCATACAACGTGTCTGTAATATGCTCTGCGACCTTGACCACAATGTAGTTGAAGGGCTTTGAAACATCCGTCTGAAACCAGACGTGCGTTCCCTCATAAAGTGGAGTGTTATGCTTTTTGCTGGACGAACTAACCACATAGCTGTAATCCGTGAACGCCCCAAAAGGGCTTGCTTCAGCAGAACCAGTAGGCGGGTTGACGTTCAGCATAAGCTTCGCGGGGTCACTCCACGTCTGCGATGTTTCGCCAGTTTCGTTTCCCCATTCGTCCACGACAGGTTCTTTCTCGCCGATGGGGTTTGAATACCAAAGCGGGCGCTTGTCCAGCGGGCTTCCATTGAACATCAGCCTATAACACCTACTCTCGGAACCACTTCGTTAAGCAGGGACTGCGCCACATCGGACGATTCCCACACACGAGTGATACCATTATTGGTATAGCTCGTCTGTCCGTTTGCGCCGATGTGGTTGTAAAGTTCCGCTGCAATGCGTATCTGCAACGACTGATACTGCAAGGGCAGCTCGTCCGGTCTGTTGCCGAAGGGGTAGCCCTGTGCAAATATCTTGTCTTTGGCAAAATCAAGCAGCAGGTCGAAAAGTGGGTAGTCCTCGTCCGTGACTTCACGGTCAAGTGCAGGAGCGATGTACTGCCCCAGCTTGACTGCCGCTTCAGAATACTGGTCTCCCATGCTGCTTTCCTCCTTTCGCCTTAGTAAGCCTTGATGCAGTATACAGCGTCCATGCGTTCAAAGGACGGCAGGACGATTTCAGAGACGTAGATGTTGGTGTTAACGGGATGCACGGTCTGCTCGGTGGTAACAGCAACGCCAGTGTTCACAACGGAAACCTGTGCGTTAGAGATGCCAGCCATCAGGTCGGCTTCCTCAGGAGTGACAACATAGTACATATTGCCCAGAGAGCCAGAAGGGGCCAGCACGACATAGCCATCAGGCAGATACTTTTCGGCGGCAGCGGTCTCCTCCGGCTTGTGCATCTTGTCGTACAGATGGATACGGATGCCGGATGCACTTTCGACAACGGAACGTGCTTCGGAATCAACCAGCACAGCGGTGGCGGTTTTCATAACCGTAAGGAACCGGTTCTTGATTTCATCCGCAGCAATCATCTTGTGGAAAGTGTTGGTGTTCATGTAGGCATCGGTGATAATCTCACCAGTGTTTGCCAGCACGGTGTTTGCGGCAGTGGTCATCGTGGCGATGGGAGTTGCAGTAGTAGGAGCATCCCACTTCTCCTTGGTAGCCAGAGCCTTGTAATTGGACTGCTGCCAAGTGCCGTCAGGGTCGTAATCGTAGACGTAACTCACGCCGTTGGATTCGATAGAGATGCCGGGCTTGCCAGTCTTAGGAGCCAGAAGCTGCCACACCATTCGCTCAGGCACAATGCGAGCACCGGTAATAAGCTGTGCGGTATCATCGTAGACACGATTGATAACGTCTGCCGCAAACTCCTGATTAGTAGCCAGAACAGAGATAATCTTGCGGCGATCTTCCTCGTCAATGTGAATGCCCTCACGGAAGAACGGCATACTGGTCTCGGTCATTTTGATGCCCTGACGAGTACGGAACGTAGCCTTAGTGTCAAACACGCTAGGCTTCAGCGAAACGCCAACGCCCTTGTGGCCACGCAGCCACTTCAGTTCCATGCTGACTTTCTTACGGGCAGGGAACAGAGCATCAGAAGCATAGGGCTGCGCATTGGTCGGGTCGTTTGTCCAATAGGCGGCAATCGCAGCGGGGGAGAAGATTTCATTCAGATTCAGTGCCATAATTTAGTCCTCCTTACTCGCTCTTTGCGCCAACATCAGTACGGCAGAAAACGGCAGGAACAGCCTTTTTCAGAGCGGCAATATCGTTTGCAGAATAGGTAAAGCCGGACAGCTTTGCCTTGTCCACATCAATAACGCCCTGAATCAGCAGTGCGCCATTGGGGTTGACGGCAGGGTCAACGGTGTGCAGCAGAATGCCAATGGCATCGGTAGCCGCATCAGCAGCACTTGTGCCAGTAGTGGCAGCAGCTTTCAGGCCAGTCTTTGCCATAGGATAACCAGCCGGAACAGCGTTGGTCTCCTTGACGGTAAAAGGAATGGCAACATAGGTATCAGCAGCCAGAATAGTGCTTTCAGGAGCCGATACCGGAGTATTGGTGTACTTCATGTTTTCCTCCTTAATGGAAAGCAGTCATTGCGTCACTCGATGCCTTGTTTGCGTCTGCGCGCTCCTGTGCGAAGCGTTTAGCAAAGGCAACACCTACGCTATCTGCGCTGTTACCATTGCCATCCGCACCCGGAGGTGTGGGCATATCCTTCAGCAGAGAAGCCTTGTATGCGGTGTCATGGGCGGTCATAAACTCCGACTGGAACTTAAATACCTTGTCCATGTCGCCGTCAGCCAGTGCAGATGCAGCCTTGCCAGCCAGTTCAGCGTCATAACCCTGTGCAACGAACTTCTCACGGTAAGATGCAAGGGTCTTTTCCTTGACGAGTTTTTCCTTGTCGGCAGCCAGGGCTTCAATCTGCTTCTGCATCTCTGCCAGCTTGTCAGCCTGTTCCTGTGCGGCGTTCTCGTCATCAGTACGCTTTGCCTTGAGCTGCTTTTTGTACTCGGCAGCTTCGCCATTGGCTTTCGTCACGGCGTTGCGCAGCTTCTCAATCTCTGCGTTAGGGTCTGCAACCTTTTCAAGCGCAGAAATGATTTCATCGGCGGTCATGCCCTCTTTGTAGGCATCACCAAGTAACGCTTTGTAGTTCATATCGTTAATTTCCTCCTGCGTTTTTTTACCGTTGCTTCCCTGCAACGCTGCGAAATTTGTATCCCGGCTTCCCTGCCGTGTTTATGGCAAAGGACTATTCGTCCTCTGTTTCTTTATTGGTATCGGTAGACTGTTTGTCTGCCATGTTTCCGACATTTGTGCCGGTAACATCCTGCTTAGGCTGTTCCTTCGGCTTCGGTGCTTTCCCGTCCTCGCCCAATTTGCCGGAAGCAATCAGGAAGGGTACACTTGCTTGATATGCAGCTTCCGGGTCTGTATAAAGATGAGAAATTTCAAAAGCCAAATGCGGGTCTGCCGAAGAATCAAGCATTTGGATAAAGACTTGAACCTTACTTTGCAGATTGTCATATTGACGACGCGGCAGTCTAATTTCAACGTCACTTGCCATCAGCTTAGAACCAGCCGTATCACGCAGGATTTTCAACATCACAGACAAGCTCTGACGTTCCGAGAACTTGAACATATTCTCGTACTGCTGCGCCCTTGCTTCGGTGTGATTCCAGCCATTGCGGACAATGACTGCACCCACGTTGTCAGACGTTGCGTTTTCACTGCCGGTAGCACTAGGCATAGCAGTCAGGCTGCGGTACACGTTCAACATGGAATCAAGCAGGGTCTGGCTCTGCTGCTGGTCAAGCTCGTTTGCAATCTGCGAGACGGAAGCGGGCAAACCAGAAGTGGATTTCAGGCACATTGCGCCCAATTCCTTGACCTGCTTTAGAGCATTTTCGTCCACAAGGCAGTTCGTGAACACCATGATGGACTGGATGAACTGCGCCACACCGTCCAGACGGTTGCTTTCAAGGTCGTTGATGGCATCCAGAACCGGAATAGCCGGTTCAAACAGACCCATCCGCTCCGGGTTCAGCTTGTATTCGACCATCGGCAGCATTCCGAGAGAATGGTTCTCCGATTTCGTGACCTTGCCGTTGTCGATTTCAAAATACTGGTTTGGCGTATACACGCAAATCAGGTCGTTCAGGTCGTTCTGATAATTGCGTGGAATGTGCAGCACGTTGGCGATAGGCTTGTGCCCGATGCCGGAGTTGTAAATCACATACGCCATGTCGGGGTCTGGAACGTCCACCAGCAGGGGCGTTTCGTCCGGGTAGTTGCCGTTGTACCCCTTGTCAGGAAGAACAATGCGGTATCCCTGTCCGCACTCCAACATCCATTGCCAGAGCCGCCGATCAAGCGAATCTTTGCCCTCATACTGCAAGGCGTTGGACAGGCGAGCGATTTCCTCACCGTCACCAGTTGCCGTTTCAGACCGCACATAAGAGCAAGGAGTGCCGCTCATATAACCTGTGTAGAAGCCCACGCACTCATTGGCGTGGTTCTCTACAATGCGGTTGGTGATTTCAGCGTGGTATTCCTTCGTGCGTTCGAGGACAGGCTGGCTACCCAAGTAGTAGTTGTGCAGAAAGCGAATCTCATTCTTATTCAGTAGATGAATAGGCTCCGACTTGCCCATAACCACTTTCAGCACGTTCGTCTGATTGATTTCCGTCTCCGGCGTTTCAATCGGTCTCCGTCCGGTCAGCGGATTATTCAAAAAGCCGCCAACGACCATCTGATACTCAGCCATGTGTTCCTCCTTTCCGGAAAAATAAAAAGCGCAGCAAGATAAACCTGTTAAGGTCTATCTCACTGCGCCAAAACTGCGCTTCAAAAGCTATTCACTTTTCCGGTGGATGGATGATTTTCACCCATCCTTCCCTTGTGTCTCCTTCGATAACGCCCTTGCATCTGTCGCACTTGAAATGGTATCGTCCGTCTACTTCGCCAAGATAGCGGTTGCAGCGGACGTTCTTATAGATTGGGTTTTGCCTGATACAAGGGCAACAGATTCTAACTAGCATGAGCGCTCCTTTCGTTGGATTTCTGGAAACAGGCTGTTGAGCACAGGCCTGTCAGAAGCTACTGGGAAACTATTCGCACTTCCAGCCGTGCTATTCTTCGCCCGAAGAAAACCATTGCAGCTGTTTCATTCTGCTGTCGGACAGACGTAAAACGGGAAGCTGCAATTTTGGTGCTGCATAATGGATTTGAACCAATGTATGTCCGGTTATGAGCCGGATGCTCTAGCCATACTGAGCTAATGCAACATAAAAACCTGGCTTAGCAAGCCGCTGCTCTTTGCAATGTGAAAAATCTTAAAAGCATTACATCGAGAGCCAGGAATAACGGCAGAGGTATTATCAGGAGAATATATCCACGCAAAGCAAGAGAATCGTTGTGCTGCGTAGCGGGTTTGAACCGCTTCGTGTCAGTTGGGGGAGTACAAACAACGTTTCGTCCACTCGAAAACGCAACATATAATCCCCGCGACAGAGAAAGGCAGCTGTCGCGGGTGAGTGAGAAAGGAGTGTAATGCAACAAACTGACGAGTAAAAATGACTAAAACCACGTCAATGCAATACATTAGAGGAAGCTTCAAATCTTCCTGTTTATATTTTAAGCCAAAATGCAACTCAAAATCAAATTTTTGTTTCCAAGCACCGCTATATATGACACTTTTATCAAAAAGGCCTCTTGACAGGCTCGATTTTACTGATTCCGTTGTACAATTCATCGGCAAGCTGCGCCAGACTGTCCGGTGCGTCATCGTGCGGAACTTTGCCAAGCTGCGTGAACATCGTCACCTGTTCCATGAACGCCTTGTACTCTTTCGACTGGTGTTTTTCGTCAAGGAAATAGAACCGTTTGATGTCCGGCGCATACTGGATGATTCTAGACAGTTTGCTTTGCCCGCTGGGCGCGCGCTGGCTACGGACAGAGCAGTGATAGCCTTGCTGCCGAAGCATACTGTCTATACTATCGCAGTATTCATCGCCACCATTATTAGCTTCACCTCTGTATGTGTTCAATTTATGTTGAATAATTTTTCCGACCGTTTCAGGCTTGGTAACGGTTTTATCGCCATTATTGAAAACAACATCGGGAATAAACACAGAACCATTATAAACATAGGCGATGGGGCCGGATGTAAAATCGCCGCCGCCCCAAGCAATATCTTCGACCATAAGCTTGCGATCAGGCTCACCATCAGGCAGAACGCCGTTGAAATACCGTAGTTCATCGGCAGGGAACAGAAGACCTTCACGCACATAAGGCTTGCCCATGTACTTCGCCCACCATGTTGCATCGTCAATGCTGGCTTTCATATCGGCATAGTAGGCATCGTCAAACCCAACGCCATAGTCATAATTGAAGTTGCTGTGTCCGTTCTCGTCCACCGCAGGAATCACCCGGAATCGGTACTTTGGATTGTCCGCATACTGGTTCTGGATGCGTCCCAAAGGGTCAAGCACGTTCCAGCGCGTACCGACCATCAGTTCTAATGCGCCTTGCTTCTTACGGTCTTTCAGCTGGTTCAAATAGGCATCGTACTTGTTGTTCAGACGCTCAACATTCAGGCTTTCCTCCAAGTCCTCAATCAAGTCATCGCTGTACAGAACGCCGCCCTCACCAATTTCAACAGCACCAGTCAACGTGCCGCCGATGGAACGACAGGTCAGGGTGGGGAAGCGCTTCTTTCGGTTCAGGTCAACGCTTTCGTCCTTTGCGCTTTTATCCACAAGCTGAACGTCAGGAAAAATTTTGCCCCAGTTGTAGGTCACAGGGTCAGTAATGATGGACAGCACTTCGCCGTAGAAGCCATTTGTCAGCTTGTCGGAGTGCCCGCTCATAACCGATGCAACGTCAGGGCGGTTTCCCATCAGCCAGGTGATAAAAAATATACAGAGCGTACTTTTTCCAGTTCTCGGAGGTTGACTTACTCCCAGAAATTCTACACGATGGAAAAATAAGTCTTCTAGGTCACGAACCAGCGTCAGAAGCACCTTTCTTCTCGGCTGGTAGAACTTCTTTTCCGGCGCACGGTTCCATTCAAGGTATATGCAATAGCTGTCGAACACATCCTTTGCTTCAAACAGGTACGTCCGGCCGATAATGTCATAGACCTTCGCCACGTCCTCGCCTGTTTTCATCTTGCCCATCATGGCTGCACAGACAGAGCGTAGCTCACCAGAGTATTTGTAGGCATCGAACCGCTTGTCTTGCGGCAGGGCATCTCTTAGGTTCACCACCGCCTGAAACCAGTCCTCATAGACCTGTGCTTCGGTCGGATTCTGCTTTGCATACGCTTTGATGCTATCAATGATGGCGATACACTGCTTTGGCTGCATAAAAAAATAGGCACCCCCTACCTGAAAATGTAAAGAGTGCCTACAACTGCACAAAAATCAAATATTCGGTTTTATTCTAGGCTGCGAACGATGTCAACTGAAAACACCAGCCAACACAATACTAATCGCACCTGCGACAACGCTTGTCAGAACGCCGCAAGCAAAGCCTATCCCACGTTCTTTCCACTGTTCAATCTTTTCCAGCTTGTGGATTTTCTTATAGTTCCTTGCACGTTCCAAAAGCCAGAATGCCGTGTGCTGCGTATCGCCCCAGCGTATCAATCCATCGTTGGCAAGAGATTCAAGGACAAACTGTGCCGTAAAGTCCAGCTTATCCTGCAGGGCTTTTACGGAATAAAATCCATTCGGAAGGTCTGGCTCATAGGTGTTCAGCGTGTCGATCAGATGCTTCATGTTGTCACTGAGTATCACAAAACGCACCTCGCAACCACAACTACGATGAAGAACCCAGTAAGCAATCCAACGACTGCCCCCGCAAGCCAGTCATACGAGTTTCTGTTGTTCCACTTATCCATAGGCTCTTACTCCTTTCACCTGTTCTGTTCAGCAATCCGATACCATGTCTGGCGGGTCACACCAAGCTGCTTGGCGGCATCGGTGACGGTCAGCAGACGTTTTTCTACCTGTTCGTGCAGAACATCAAAGAGGTTGCGGTCGTACTCGGTGGGCTTGCGGCCTTCCCTGTAATCAGGTCGCTGACTGGCAATCTTCTTGCCCTCTCTGGTGCGTTCAACAATCATGTCACGCTCAAACTCTGCAAAGGCAAGCATAACAGTCCGAATGACTTTTCCAGTAGGGGAGTTATTCATAACACCCATGTTCAAGATGTTCACCGATACGCCCCTATCAATAAATTGGTCTATCAGTTCAAGACCATTCTTGGCAGAACGAGCAATACGGTCAAGCTTCGCCACGATCAGCGTGTCTCCCGGCTGGATTTCAGCCATCAGCTTGTCAAGTTCAGGTCGATGCAACTTCGTGCCGGTGTAAACATCCGAAAAGATTTTCTGTGCGCCATTGGCTTTCAGAAGTTCCGACTGGGCTTCAAGGCTATTGCCGTCAATCGCTTGACCAGCAGAGCTAACACGAGCGTAACCGTAGATCATTCAGGTTCACCGTCTCTTTCAAGAACTTTGAGAGCAAATTCATCCGATGCAACATCAGCGCCAATAGGCTGAATCACGATTTGGTATTTCATTTCTTCCAAAAGCATTGCCATTGTGGATAACTTCAAATCATCCGCATTAACACGGTTTGTCACATAAGAAGAAACTTCATATCCCATTTGCCTTGCAAGAGATGCAGAAGTATATCCTCTGATTTTCATAACGGAACGAAGAATGTCCCCGGAATTGACTTTATTTTTGGTTGCACCGCCTTTTTTCTTCTCTGCCATTTTTATCGAACCTCTCTTTCGACCCAATGATAACACATTCTCGTGTCACTGTCAACACCTTCTTGTGTTTTTTGCAAATTTTTTACTATCAATAGGGTGATAAAACGTCTGTAAACTTTTTCGTTTCTTTACAAACTGTATACTTGAATAATAGCCTTACGAATTATCGAAAAATATCTTTTGAGTTACTATCACTAGGGTAAACTAATCCGTTTACGGAAGTACTATCAAATAACGTAAATTTACGTTAGAATGCGTAAAATGTCACAGATGTGTGACTGAATTATACAAATTGGGCTGTTGACAACTATATACCAAGCGTCTATAATCTAAGACAGCAGAGCACACGATGAATCAGCCAACAACGGTAGATTTATCCTTTGTGGCATAAAAAATAGGCCGCCAGCCCAACCGTCCAAAGTAGTACTGACGACCTATTCCACCACAAAACAGAAGCTGCGCAACCAAGGGCGCAGTCTCGGTTTCTGTCAATTATTATAGCAGAAGCAGACCGCTTCTGCAATAGAAAGGAGCAAAAAACATGAATTTTCCCACGACAACCGAAGAATTTCTGAAAACCCTTGCACACGGCAAAGAGCCGACCAGCGAGGACAGGGAGTACGCAGAAGCGCTGGGTAAGCTGTCCGAACTGAACTATCGGGCAGGATACGAAGCGGGAGCGACCAAAAATAAGGTCTGAGTTTTGTGCAAGTCTACAAACTTTTTGATTTTGTACAGATAGCAGTACTACATTAAGCGTTTGCGTAATTGACAAACCACAACATATTGCATATACTGGTTGCACCTACATGAAGGGAGGTGAGTTTATGTACAGTCCTTATCTCGAACGGCACAATCACACGTTCACTGTTGCACTGACCGAACGGCAGTTCCAGTGGCTGAAAGCCTATTGTACCGAACACAAGGTCGCACAGGCCGCAGCCATCCGTGACACATTCTTTGAAGTGCATCCAATCCCGGAGACCGATGAAAACGAAAAATGATACGTCCGCTGAAGTTTGGCGACAGAAGCGAACGTATCATGTAAACCCTGAGAGAAGCATTCTCTCGCCGTTATTATAGCAGAAAATTGCTTCTCTCACAAGTGAAAAGGAGCTTTTTAATGCAACTTTCTTTGTCTGAGAACATCAAAATCTTTAACAACGCCGAGTTTGGCGAAATCCGTGTCATGCTCATTGACGATGACCCTTGGTTTGTTGGCAAGGACATTGCCGCAGCGCTTGGGTACGTCAACACGAAAGACGCTCTTGCAAAGCACGTTGACGAGCAAGATAAGCGTCAGGGAGATGGGGTAGCGTTTTGCGACCCCATGGGTAGAGAACAGCATCCGACCATCATCAACGAATCAGGTTTGTACAGTCTGATTTTCAGCAGCAAGCTGGAAAGCGCACAGCGGTTCAAGCACTGGGTCACTCACGAAGTTCTGCCGTCCATCCGCAAACATGGGATGTACATGACCGACAATCTGTTGGAGACGGCTATTGCCAACCCGGACTTCGTGATCGGTCTGATTCAGAACATGAAAGCCGAGAAAGAAAAGAACGTAGCGTTGCAGACGCAGAACAAGCAACTCTGCGAGAAGAACGAGGAGATGCAGCCCAAAGCAGACTACTTCGATGACCTTGTTGCATGGAACGTGTCTACCAACTTCCGCTCTACCGCAAAGGAACTGCGCATCCCTGAACGCTTGTTCATCAAGATGCTTATTTCTGACGGGTACATCTACCGTGACAAGAGCAAGGGCATCCTGCCGAAAGCGGGCAAGTGTGACGGCCTGTTTGAGGTCAAGGAATACTGCAACCAAAAAAACAAGCACGGTGGCGTACAGACCAGAGTAACGCCGAAAGGCCGTGAGACGTTCCGTCTGCTTTATGCAAGCATCCGTAGAAACGGATAATTGAGGTTTTTCTGAAAAATCCGAAAAACTCACACGGTGAACATTTTTGTTCTCCGTGAAATAGTCCAACAGAAAAGCCAGTGGTTAGAGAACATCTAGCCGCTGGCTTTTTGTGTTATTTAGCAGGAGTTAAGATAACCTGTGAGTACATGGACAATTCAATATGATAGCCACTCTTAACAGTCAGGCTACCTTTCTCGCCAGCGCTCTTTAATTGAAGCGTTGCGCTTACATCATCGGAGTTAGAATCCGACACAACAAAAATCATAGATTCCTTCGCTTTGTTCTCGACTGTATAGTTTCCAGCAGGGATGATGTAGCGAACATACTCATAGCCGCTTTTTGTGGTTGCTTTTTTCCCATAATCGCCAAGTTCGCCATCTGTCAGCAGAATAGACCCATCGGGAACATCGCCAGCGTCCGGTTTCAGGCTTTCGTTCTTATAGATGAAATTATCCGTCTCGCTGTTCTGAGTGTTCTTGATAGAATAGATTTCATCGCCAATTGTAGCAATCTGAATGTAATCCTTCATATCAACTTGAGCATTATAGCGCTTGCCAGCAGCCCAATCATCCGTCTGTTCAAACCAGTTTATATCATCCAGCGTATAGCCAAGACCAGTCGAATCCAGTGCGTCTGCAAGGTTCTTTGCAAAGGTTTCGTTCACTTCTTTATTCCGCTTCAAGAAAGACTTTATCGCTTTGCTTTCATCAGCTACGGACGAATCAGATACAGTAGCAGAGGACGAAACGGATTCAGAGGTTGCTTTGCTAGACGATGCCGTTGCGTCCTTGTAGCCTTCCTCAAATCCTTCCTTTACGCTGCTAGAGTCACTTGTTGAACTTCCAAGATATGCAAGGAACACGAAGATAACCAGCAGAATGAACCACCAGCGTTTATAAATCGGCTTTTTCATTTTAAAGATTCCTCCCTTTCAAGGCTTGTAAGGCAAGTATAGCACAGAACGCAGACCCTTTGTAGGGGTCTTTTTGTTTTTGCGCGGAAATTTTTGAGATTGGTAATAGGGGTGGGGATGATTTTTTGAGTCTTTTTTATTTTTTCGGTGGTTGAAAGACTGACCGGGCGGGTCTGGGCGGTGGCTGTATACCCCGCCGGTGGAGACCCAAGCCCCCAGCGCACCCGGAACGACGGCACACAACAGGCGGCAGCACAGGCCGTGCCAGATGCAAGGCAGACCACGCCACGCACCGACACACACACGCCCGGACGCTGGACACGCTGCACCGGTCTGCACTCAATACCAGACCGCCCACGCGGGCAGATCGTAACGGCGGCGGGGTGCCGGAGGGCGCGGAACGTGTCCGAAACTGTGCAGATTTGTACACACTCAAACATGAATGATTTTCAACACAAGAATGTGTGCAAAACCGTTGACATCAACACAAGAACGTGTTACTATATAGACAACACAAGAACGTGTTACACCACCACAAAACAGGAGGACAAAAACCATGAAAAAGACCATTGATTATACCGCATTTGCCGATACCATCCGCGCCGAACTTGACGCCCGCCACGACCGCAGCGCATGGGACAAGGCCGTCACGTTGTACGCTCTCGACCTGCTGGAGGATATCCAATGGTACGCCAACGACGCGGAGCGGCTCCCGATTGACGGCGCAGAGCTTGAGCGGTGGGCGCTCAACGGTGCAAGCTGCTGGGAGCAGTACAGCAACGGCGGCTGCTCCATCTGCTATGATGCTGATATTGCCGCCCGTGTCTGCACTCCGTCCGAACTCAAGCGCAAGCACGGCGGGATGTATGAGCCTAACAGCCGGGAAACGTGGCTTGATGTGCAAGCCCGCGCACTATATCAGGCCTGCAACCGTATCCGCGCTATCTGCCGCACAAACGGCCTGTATTGCAAGGGGGCGCAGTAATATGCTGGTACTTGATGCAACCCAGTGGGCAGCCCTCTGGTACGTGGGCGGCATGATGCAGGGCGCGCCGGAAATGGCGCAAGGTACGGCAAAAGCCATTTACAAGGACGTTCAGAGCGTCCGGCTGGATAGCAAGCTACTCAAGACGCTGCACCCAGATATATACGCAGAGTGCAGCAGCAGGACCACATACAAACGGTTTAGCGTGGTATAAGGGGGTGCGAGCTGTGATTTTATCCGCAATCTTGTTTTGTTTTTGGTTTTTCCAGGCACTGTTTAAGGCGTCCAAATAATGGAGGGCTTATATTATGACTAACAAGGGATATAACACAATGACTGGACTGTATACCACCCGCTACTATGCGCGCAAGGTTTGCCCCGGTGACTGCGTTGTCGTTAAGGTTTGCGGCGGTTATACCATCATGACGGCAGCAGATTATAACATTTGGCGCAATCAACGCTGACACAATTTCAGATTTTACCCCGCCCACGCTGGCGGGGCTTTTCTTTTGCCTTGCATCGACACGGTGCAGGGCTTTTCTTTTTGCCCGGCGGTGTATCAGCTTCTCACAATCGTTTACGGATGTCTTTCTGCCGTCAATGCAATTATACCACCACAACGCCAAAACCGTTTACAGGGCTTTACAGGGGCTTTTCCGTTGATTTTCCCTATTTCAGCGCATACAATACGGCAGCCGCACAAGCCGCCTATACAACCGCCGCGCCAGACGCTGTAAAGCTCAGCACAGCCGCCTATTATAATAAGGTATATAAGGGCGCAGGGCTGCGCCCCCTGTTATAGATCCATGCCAGACGGCGCAACATATCGCAGACCATGCCAGCCCGGCGGGGTCAGCTCCTACTGTGTGTGGATCGCTGGCAAGTGCTGCACCCGGCGCACCTGCTGAGGGGTGCAGCGTCTCCACCTGTACAGGGTCAGCCCGGCGGCTTGCAGTCTGGCACCGGGTCAGCAGTCAGGGCGCACCGGCTGGCACACTCCACCCGGCGGGGCAGTCCAGCAGCGGGCGGCGCGGAACCATTGACGGCTCTCGCCGCACCTCTTTTCGGGCTTTCGCCCGATAGCTAATAGAGGTCAGCAATAGTCGCAGCGTCCCGGCTGGAATAGTCGTAACAGCTTCTGAAATAGTCGTAGCCAATAGTCGTAGTTTCTCCCGGCGGATAGTCGTGGAATAGTCGTAAAGTCGTCTGACGACTAGTGTTTGAAAGTCCTATATATAGTATAGTAACGAGCAGTTCGCTGATAGTCGCAGAGTAATAGTCGTAGTGTTTTCTTGCGAACCTTCGTCAAATAGTCGTATATTTTTTGTGTGAAATAGTCGTTCGCCTCTTAGAGAAAGAGAGACGCGATAGTCGCTAAGTCATCAGACCGCATAAAATTCATAATTCATTACATATATTCACTCATTTATTCACTCACCAGCCATACCAAATTCTTATACCAATCGTACTTATTATAATATACGCTTATATATCCTAGTAACTATCTAGGGATTATTCTACTGAAATAGTCGTATCGTCAAATTTGGTCTGTTTCAGTCCGTTTTAATTCCCAGTAACGAACTATGATATTCTAAACAATTCATAGTATTCTGCTAGGAATAATCTGTGCAACATTTGTACATATCAAACCGACTACAAAATGAAGTCAATTCTCCATGTGAAATAGTCGTAGACTATCCACTAGTCCGGACCTCACGCCAGTTCTCGCCTACGGTTTGCTCTGCTGGCTAACGGTATAGCTTTTGGAAATAGAGGGTTGTAGGGGGAAAGAACCAGCTTGCAATTTCGCATAACTGTTATTTATTCACTTTTGAACTATCGTGGCACACCCGGCTCCGTCAACGCGCGCGCTGGCGCGTATAACGCCCGCGGACGCGCTAAACACACGGGGAGGGAAAGGGGGAGCACGGAAGATACTAGGGGGATTATAGGGGGTAATAGGGGTTGTAGGGGAAAGAGGGGGACAAAAGGGGGGAAGAGGAAACAAGGGGGAAAGGGGACAAAAATTTGAAAGCCATTTGCGAAAGTGATAGTCAAAGCGTTTTTTCGTCTCAATCAGCCCTGCGATTGGAGAAATAGTCGCTTGTATCCGCTCATCTGGCTGCTATCATCGCCGGAAAGGTGTGTAAGAGCCTGTCTGCCGCGTTTTTCTGATTGACCCGATAACTTTCACGCCTGACCCTGAAAAGCCGTTCTCCACGCTTCTGCATCGGTCTAATCACATGGTCTAGTTTGAGATATACCATAAGCATCAACGGAGAGACACCTACGAGCGTCTGTGGAGCGTTTTCGTGATGAAGTCGATAAAGTTATCATCTAGCGTCTAAAACGCCTTAAAACAGGCTTTCTCGTGGAGTTCGCAAAAAACAAAAGGCTGCCATTGCTGACAGCCCTGTGATAGTTTCTTAAATCATGCCGCTTGGAACCCATCGCTTTATCTGAACCGGTAGACCGTTGCATCTCTTGTGGCGAAATGTTGACGTGGGCATACCTGCGATTTTTGCAGCCTCATCCAGATTCAGCTTGTCCATGCTGTATCTCCTAACTGCTTCGTAGTATTCCGGAGTTAGCGGCTTTCTCGCTCTTCCAAACTGAACTCCTCTTGCTTTTGCTGCGGCGATTCCCTCCTTTTGACGTTGCTTGATATTGACACGCTCGTTCTCTGCACAAAATGCCAGAAGTTGAAGCACAATGTCTGCGATGAACTTTCCCATCAAGTTTTTTTCGGCTCTAGTATCGAGCAAAGGCATATCCAGAACGACAATATCAACCTGTTTTTCTTTGGTAATTCTACGCCACTGCTCTTGAATTTCCTCATAATTGCGCCCAAGGCGGTCTATGCTTTTGACAAAAACCACATCGCCTTTTTGAACAGTGTGCATCATGAGGTTGTATTTGACGCGATTAAAATTCTTTCCAGAGGACTTATCAACAAATACATCTCTGAACTCTTCCCCTGTTTCTTGCAGTGCAATGAACTGCCTTGCTTCGTTCTGGTCGGCACTGCTCACTCTTACATAGCCATAGTTCATTTTTTGGCTCCATCACGAGATTCTTCTGCTTGTTTTTTGAGCATCGGTATGAGCCAGTCATCACAAGAATGCTCCAGTCTTTCTGCTTCTTCTTTTTTTATTTGCTCTTTTCTTGCTTTTTCAACTCTTTCGTTTATTTCACGAACCCATTTTTCGTGAAGATTGTATGCCTGTAACGTAGTTGTACTCGGAAAACCATCAATTTTTGCCCAATACTCCACTTCGTACATCACATAGTAAATATGGGAACTATAATACTTTTCTTCCTCCATGTTGTGATTGTCCATAAACCACCCATGTCTTCCATCGCTGTTTTCGCAAGGGTAAAAATCCGCAAACCCGTAAATACTTTCAAGCACTCTGTATTTGAACGAATTATAACTCATTACAATTCCAGTACATATCACCAAATATCTGCCGTGTTTTTTCGGATTCCCATCGTTTTCAACTGACTTCCATTCAAGATTCATTTCCATATCATTCTCTCTTTCGTTCATCACACAATTCAATTTTCTCATCGGCAATATTGTACTATGACAATACGAGCGCAGAAGCGATTATAGGCTTATATCAGCCATCCAGCATAGTTAAAAGAGTTGCATCGTTCTACCCTTTCGAGTTTTTGAGCCGTTACAGTATGCTTTCCGTTCTCGTCTCGCCGATACAAATTGTAAAACAAGCAGTAGTCTCCTTTACGGTTCAGGCAAGCATCACACAGACCGTATTTTCCCTTTCCTGCTTGTACGTTGTCTATGAACTTCTCCAATGTATCCATGCGTTTCTCCTTTCAGTCCATCCAAGTATACTCTTGGAACCGTTGAATCTGCTTGTTAAACGTGATGGGAAGGTCGCCTATCTCGCCTTCCTTGTTCTTGCTCAGCCGGAACAGGTACTTGTCGGGGTTATCGCCGGACAGAAGGATGATTGCATCTGCGTCCTGTTCAATCTGTCCGCTCTCTCGCAAGTCGGAGTTAGTAGGCGTTGCTCCTGGCTTGGATGGGTTTCGATTAAGCTGTGCCAGTGCCACCACAACAATGCCTGTGGTCTGTGCCAGTTCGTGCAGGGCAATGGATATAGCTGTAATGGCGGCATATCTGTCTTTTGCGCCCGTTTCGTGAATGAGTTGAAGATAGTCTACGAAGATGACTTGAGCCTTTTTACGGAAAGCCTGAGCCTTCATCCACGCCACGTTCTTTCCGGCAGCGGAGCGGATATATAGGGGCATCTTCATGTTCTTTGCCTGTCCGTCAATCTCATTTAAGCTGACCGCCTTATTTTTCACCATGTCCAGAGGGCAGTATATTTGATTAGCCATCAGACGTGCGCCCAGCTTGCGTTTGCTGGTTTCCAAGCTGAAATAGTACACGGTGTAGTTTTGCTTTGCCATGCTTGCTGCTATTTGCAAAGACAGGGCTGTCTTGCCCGCAGACGGTCTGCCGCCGATAATGATGAAATCACCCGGTGAGATGTGCAGTGCTTCATCCAGACGCTCTAAGCCTGTCTTGATATACACAGGCTTCTCGTCCATGTGAAGCACATAGTCGTTCAGCACATCCTCGTATGTCCACGCATCTTCTTCCTCGGCTTTCAGGCTCATTGCTTCGCCCATCTTCTGGTAAATGTCTGATAGATCAGAATAGTCGGTAAGCTCGCGGGTCATCTGAAATGCCAGAGCTTGCACACGAGTGAGTGCAGCTTGTTCTCTGATAAGCTGTGCCCAACGCTGCATCTGCTCCCTGTCAATTCGTACACACTCTGATTCACAGGCTTGTACACACGCCAAGAGCGTCTGCGCTACGTCTGGATGCTGCGTGTTTATCTCGACTATATCTATCTTACCTCTAGCCGTCCAATAGCCCTGAACAGCCGCAAAAGCGTCTCTCAGCTCAGGTCTGAATAAATCAAGTTCAAGGTCTGGTATGATTTCATCCACAACGACCGGCTTGCAGAGCATCAGCGCGCCGATAAATACCGTTTGAACGTCCATTGTCATAGTCTAGGAAACTCCATCTCCGTACTTTGCTCGTACTGGTCATCCTGTTTCAATGCGTAAATGTCCTGCCACCCGGCATAGATACTCTGGTCAAGTATGGCTTTCCAGTCATGCCGATCAAACTTTTCCAGCTTGTTGCAGAGCATCTGTTTTGCCCGGTCTGTCATAGGCTTTTTGATTCTTGTACGCATCTGTGCGAACTCTCGCATGGATTCCAGCAAGGCTTTATCGCCATGAGCAAAGTCGGAGAAGATGTCAGGTTTCTTCTTGACCGCACTCTCCGGCAGGGTCTTGACGCTCGCCTGACTGTCAGTTGATACAATGGGCTCATTGTCATCTGACTTTGAACTCATAGATGAGCTGACTTTCATCTCATTTATGACATGAGGATGAGCTGACTTTCGTGTAGACCATCCTTTTGACGCAATATCGCTTCTTTTCCGTTCTTCATCGAGCAGATGCTTAATCAAAATGAAACAAGATTCTGCTTTTTTTGAGTTCAAAGTCGCGTCTTTTTCTTCAAAAACGTATGCACAGATTGCATCGTAGAGTTCCAACTTCTCTTTACTTTTGAGTGTGGAGATGGCTTCAAAGTAGTATCGTTGGAATGTAAAGCTGTCTCGTTTTTTATCCATACCTATCCCCCATTAAAACGAGCACTCAGCGTCAGACTCACGCAGCCATCCTTCGCCCGGAATTTTGACTACCTCATAATACTGCCGTGCAACGTAGATTGTTTTCTGCCCATCCTCAGCAATCAGACCGACAATCAGGTAGTTGCCAGCAGCCGTAAAGAACCAAGGGCTGCTCTCGCCCTTCATCCAGTCCATCAAGGTGTTTACGGCTTTTTCAATGTCCTTGTCGGGACAGTCTGGGTTGTCGTATGCAAAGAAATCTTCAGGGAATTTAAGCTTTTTCACTTTCTAAATCCCTCTCTCGTTCTCGTGATTCGCTTATGCGCCTTGATAGGCCTTGTGCCTTTGCCGTATACTGGGCGGATATGCTTCGCCTTAATGTATCCACAAGGCGGCTTCGGCCCGAAGTCAAAAAGGCTCAAGTCCATAATGATGATGCCAAACTTCTTGTTCGTCATGCTTACTGCTCCTTACGCATACCATTTCGGTGCTTCGTCGAAGATTTCCACGCCTTTCGCAAAGCCCAGCTTTTCTAAGGTTTCACACATGATGCCGTCCATCATGCTATGAACAATTTCCTCGTCATCGCCGTACTTACGGTACGCTTCCTGCATTGCTGCCGTAAACTCTGCAATCATATCTTGCGTAATAACAACACCGTTTTCCATAAACTCTCCTATACCATCGGGAACGCCATCCAATGCGTCACCGTCACATCTTTCGGCAGGCTCTCGCCTATCTCGTCCCAGAACTGACCGTCTGCATAACAGCCAAGAAAGTACGCTGTCGGCAAGATTCCTTGCAACATTTTTCCATCTTTATTACGCCACGTTGTCTTAGTTGCAAGCAACAAAGGCTGCGTCCGATCTCGTGGCTGTTCGCTTGCTGGATGCCAGAGGGTGCTGCTCATAGTTTATTCTCCATCAAAGAACCACAGTTCGGGCAGTAGTTCCAACGTGTATGATGATTTTTTGTGTGGCATCTGCTACACTCGAATCTTGTGAACGTATCGTCCTGTACAATCCATTCAGCAGTTCTTTCCAGTGCTGTCGGGGCATCCTCCACTACGTCAATGGCGTCGCCAATACCGCAAGCACGGCATCTAACTCCATTGTAGTTCTCGCAACCATCGCAATATGCTTTCTTGATTCTTTCAATAAGTGCGTTTCGTTCAAGGTATTCTGGATAATTAGCCATTGCCCTTTCTCCCCTCAATCCCCATCCCACACGCCGTCTGGCCGCATTTTTGCAAATTCAAGCAGCCAATACAGCGCACGCTTTGCATTGCCTTCTGTCGCGTGCCAATAGTCGTCATCGTCCGTATCATCACCCAAAGCGGCAATAGCCTTTTCCAGCATCGGGATGCTTTCAGCTCCCGTCTTGCCGTAGATAGAACGAATTCCTTTTTTCCCGAGCACATCATTACGCCGATAGAACTTTCTATAATTCCATGTGACGTAGCACATCAGTTTTTCTGTTCCACCCACAATTCTCACGCCGCCTGCAATAAAATGTACACTATCCGCTTTAAGCGTTTCATGCGTTACAGGGTCACAAAGTGAAATATCATAGCTCATTCTCTTTTTTCTCCCATTCCTTGCATCCACGTTCATCCCACACGAAGTCTGCAACGTGTTCCGACTGGTCGTTTACACACACGCCCTCTGGCTCTGCGTACCATTTACAAGAGCCGCAGGATGGCTCAGATTTGTTCTTGCAGGATTCTGCTGTGCATTGGATAGCCTTGCCAGCGGAGAACTGCTTGATGCCCATGCAAGAGCAATGTTCGGTGGTGCAGTAGAAGCTCATTTTTGCTCGTCCTCCTCGTAAATTTCGCAAAGTCCAGCGCAAATTCCGATTTTGCCATCACCGCATGAATGTGCATTTATATTGCTTGGCGAAATTTGACGAATTTTTCCGTTTCTGTAAATCCTGAATACAATATCAAGATTTGCATAATCCAAAAACTTTTTGCCATCCCAATACAAAAACCTTCCGCATCGTTTGCATTTATAAACAGTTATTTTTCTTGTTTCGTTGTCCATTTTTAGATTTACCTCCTGCATTGAACCGCCCGATCACTCGCTTATACTCTGTATAGCACTCCGGGCACAGGTCACCTGTGTCCCTGCGCCACGCCCAGTCCTTGAAGTATTCGTCAGGGTTCATTGTTTTGGCTTCCTGTATCGTTCCGCAGCGTTCGCATACTCGCTTGTGGTAGATTCCTCTGTCAGTCTGCATTACTTTTACCTCTCATTGACCCATAATGGCCATAATCTGAATGATAAGGCTACATACAGCTACAACCAGCGAAGGCAAGCACAACCCGAGAGCATAATTTGAATCGTAAAACACAGGTTCTCTTTTGCATATTCTGTAAATAGGGTAGCCAATCAGCCACCCGATGAAGAACAGGGTCGATGTAAACACAATGCCAACAATAATTATTAAAACAGCCATGTTACATTACGTCCTTAAACAGGATTTCTTTGTCTGCTTTCCAGTTTTTGATTTTGCACGGAATTTCCGTGCCGGGAACGGTCTTTTTCAGACCGTCCATCTGCCAGATGTTCCATGAGATTGTTTCTGCAATGCAATCAAGAAACAAAGGCATAAAACCTATTTCAAGCCGTTTTGCATCAAACCGATACCTAAAATTTTCAACCAGCGTCAGGAACAGGTTGCACCTTGCCAGCAAGAGATTGTCTCCCTGCCACTCATAGCCGTATGTCGACATGTAGGCGCTAATTGCCCAGCACATCCACATATCGTAGTCATGGAACTGCTCTGCCAGAACATTTAGCTTCCTATCCAGCAGACCGATTCTGTCCGGCACAGAAATCATCCGCCCTGTGGTGGTGTCGTACCTGCTTGTAAGGAACGGTGCTTCTCCACAGGTTACTTCAAGACAAGTCTTGTTGATATACTCCTTCCAGTCCTCGCCCTTCAGGTCGTTTTCGGCAACGTCTGCCATCTTCTTGCAAACCCATGTAGGAGTAAACACCTCTGCTTTCTTGCTGGTGCGCTTCTTTTGGTCTGCAAGCCGTTTCTGCACACGAGGAACAAGTTGAACCTTGTCCAGCTGTTCCAGCGTGATTTCATCCGCAAAGCCAACGCCAAGCTCAGGCGGCGGGTCTGTCGCCCAAATGATGTTCTTGCCTGTCGTGTGGTCTTGCAAGAGGACAGGCAGGAACGTGAGCAGGCATGGGTCGGAAAAATCAATCAGTTTTCCCATTTGTCAGCCCTCACCATGATTTTGTTTTTCTCTTTCAGCCAGTCCTTGACGCAATGAAAACAATGCTCTCGGTTTTGGCAACGCTCCGGGTCTCGATGCTTGATAAGTTCGCAGATGCCCGGTGTCAGGTTTTCCCTGATGTCATCATCCGTCATGGAGCGAATGAAATCGCCGTTAGTCATGTTCTTCCACCTCTCTGTACTCCACTTCAATCTCCTTCGGCAAAGCCGTCTGGTACTTCTGTGCGAGCTGCTCTGCGCTCTGGGCATCGCCCAACGGCTGTTCAGGCGGCGCAACGGTAACTTCCACGTTGTCACGCATACCAAAGTAGTTCTTGGCTCGGAAAATCCACTCTGCCGGGTTCTCCTGACCGTACATGCCGTTGTACGCCCACATGGACTGCATTTGCAGAATCAGCTTCAGAATGTACTTCTGCTGCAAGCTGTCGTCACGGCGTTTGCCTGTCATAATCTGTCTCAGGCTAGGCCATTCGATGCCAAGCACCAGCGCAATCCATTCCACCACAGGGGAGATTCTGGCTTCGATGCAAGCGTCAAAGAAGAAGTCAAGGCGTTGCTGCACTTCAATGGGGTTGTTCATGTCCACGCTCGGAAGGTCGCCAAAATACTTTGCAGCAATCATGCCGACAACTTTCTTGTCCTCTTCGTCACCAATTCTTGACTGCAAATCGCCTGTGTTCATCATCTTCGATTTCTCGATAGCCAACTCTTGCTGTTCTTTCACCTTTTTACTCACCTGTGAGCGGATAGATTTCCGCTTGTTAAGCATCTGTTGCTTCTTCTTCTCACGCTCTTTTTCACGCTTCGCAGCGGCTTCTTCTTTCGCTTTTTGCGCCCGTTTCTCACGTTTTTTCTTTTCAGCTTCGGTCAGCGGCGGTCTACCGCGACCACGCTTCGGAGGTGTTGCCATGTATCAGGCCTCCTTGATGGGTTTCCAAACAGGGTATGCGTATGGATGCTTTGCAACGACATTCCACAACCACTTATATGGATAGCCTACGCAATCGGACTTTGTAATCGGCCCAGCAATTGCCATCACATAGCCGTTTTCATCTGCATTTTCTTTTTTAGGCGGTTGCTCGAATGTGCTTCTCCACAAGCCCTCAAACCCGATTTCGCTATAAGAGCAGGTTTCAAAATAATGTGTAGCCATCCCAAGTTCTTGCTCAATATCGTTAAGGATGCTCTTGTCATCCTCGTCCGCTTCGGTTTCGAGAACAAGGTAAATTCGCTTTTTCATGCTCTCACCTCTTCATTTTCGTTTCGATGTTTCTCAGTTCCCGTGCAATCCACAAGATGGAGCAGCAGTTGTCCAACTGCCGCCACCAAGCGCACTTTTCTTTTTCGCATACGCACCGACCAAGCGGATTGCTGGTCATCTTCATTGGGCAGTAAAGTTCGTTGTCCATTAGTACTCCTTTTCGATATGAACCCTTGCAATGTCAACCATCGAATCATAGGCGCAGTGCATAATCTTACCGTTACAGAGCGACACGCAATTATATGTAGTGCAACCGTATAAGTCGGAATTGTTCGTAATCTCGCTTGTCTTCATATAAAGTTCGCCAATGTAGTAAAACGCTTCTCCCTCCTTGAGCAAATCAAAACGAACTCTCTTCTTGCCATGCTCTCCACGAATTTCCATACTTATCTCCCTTTCATCACAACAGCCGTACAAACGACCAGACACACGTTGATAAACAGCCAGACAAGCATTGCCTGCCGTTCCTCAAACAGGCTGTATGCCATGTCCTTGATTGTCCGTTCAGACTGAACCACCACCGCCAGCAGGACTAAGCAGACCAGCCAGCGGGTTACAAACTCAAACATTTTAGAATGCCCCCCCAACTGTTAATAATCATTTTCTTCCCGCAAATCGGGCATTCAGGAACAATTTTGTTCCATACTTTATTTGCCGTCATCGTTGCAAATCGAGTGTCGAGGACATCTATATCCGTTCCACACAAATCACAAGAAAATTTTATGCTCCTCCGAATATCATCGCTTATCCTCACGGATAACGTATCGTCAACTTCTTCGCTGTTCAATAGTGCCATTGTTATCCTCCATCAAATCGTCCATGCTCAACTGACCGCTGACGTTGTCATCTTCCATCCACCAGCGAAAAACGTCTATTCCAGTTTGCCAATCGCACGGCAGACCTTTTGCTTTTCTGACATCAAGCATTCTTTCAAACGCTGAAATGTACATTTTTTCATAAGAAGGCCAGCGCATAAACTCACGCTGTCTACTCCCCCTACCAGCTATTGGACAGCCGATGCAGCCAACACGCTTCTGCCCTTCGCAGTAAAGCGGGTTGATAGGCAAGTGCTCGCTGTGCGTGTAATCCCACACATCATCATCCGACCAGTCGATAATCGGATTGACGGTCATCTTGCCTTTGACGTTGCACGTTTCAAACAGCTTTCTTTTCTCGTCATTGTCGCTCATGAGGATGATGCGCTTCTCTTTGTCTTTGTGCATCAGCTCCATCACGCCACGACTATTCTTTCTCCGAGCGGATTCAGCCCAACGAACGCCAGTGGCAATGAATCGGTTTTTTCCAGTGTTCTCTTTCAGAACGGCACAGCAATACCGCACAAGTCTTGTCGGCGGCATCAGCTTTTGCGGAATCAGTGTCCACATGGACACGGGCTTGTCCTTGTATCGTGGCATGACGATGGAGCATTTGATTCCACGATCTTCCATCTCATTAAACTGCTCACGGATGAAATAGACCGTCTCCGGCGCATCTGCGGTGGTATGGCTGTTGACCACTTTGAAGTTGATTCCGGCACGTTCAGCCAGCGCCACAAGCACTTGTGAATCCTTGCCCCCAGAGTATGTGACCATCAGCGGCTTCTTGTACCGATGCTCTGATAGCCTTGCAGCGTCCTGCAACCTTGCGATTGCAAGCTGTTCCTTGTCATTCATCTTTCACCTCATACCCAACGCAATGGGCTTCCTCTCCGCAAAGTCGGGTTCGTCCCATCCAACGCACGGCGCAGTTTCAACGCAGCCTGTGCCAACTCGGACGCTTCTTCTGCCAACTGCGCCAAGATTTTGGTCTTGGGCAGAATGTCTGAAACTTTCTTGCTCATTCTTTTATCCCTTCCATCTTTGCGCCACAGTTCGGGCAGAAAGGAGAATCTTTCAGTGACGTTTTGTTGCACAAACTGCACTTCCAGTTTCCGACTACGCCATTGGCAGGATTCGCCCCACCGACTTTCCAGTGCGCCACCGGGCGCAGGCTCTCCGGGTCAACAGCAGGAGCTTTCATCAGGTCATCGGCAAGCCAGGAAATAAGGTTCGCAACGCCTTCCTTGACAACGCCCGCGTTGTAGTCGGGATAGTTCCCGGAGGCCATCAAGGTTTTGGCCTCATCCAGATTCTTCTTCGCCGCATCGTTCCATTCGTTGACGATGGGTACTACATTAACTAACCGTATGTCGCTCATTTTTTATCTCCTTTCAGCCAGTCGTTGAGTTCAGCCATGCAAGAGGGGCAAAGAAACGGTTCATCATAGCAGTCGCAACTCCAGTAGTCCCATGCGTCATGCACGTTCTTGTCAACCAGAATCACGGCATTGGGCTTATGTCTCCCCATCTCATCGGGCGGTTCAGGATTAAACACTTTTCCGCAGCGTTCACATTTCATGCTCATGTTCTTTCTCCAATCTCTTTAACAGTCCATCCACGTCATACCGCCAATGGACACGCAGCCTTTTTGCTTCGACCTCTATCCCCTCTTGCTCTGCCCACTGCCAAGGGATGCTCTTGCGGCTCTCGTTGTAGCGGAACGCCAGAACCTTGCTGGCAGGGATTGCAAAGGTGCGGTTGACTGTCCGGTAATTAACTACCACATGGGCGGTCTGACCGCTGTACCCCATTGCATCCACCATGTCATTGATGTGCTTTTCCTTGCGATACTTGCACTTTGCCTTGTCATACTTGCCGAATACCTTTTCCAGGGGGATAGAGGGCGTTTCAATGGTTTTCAGCTCGAACAGGTGGTTCATCGGGTAACGGTACACAAGGAAGTCGCAGATGTTGTCGATGGAAAACGACAGGTTCTCGTTGCCGCCGTAGTAGGTGGCAGCACTGTCTTTCAGGCGGTAGCACCACGCATCGGATGGGACGGATGCCTTGAAGTCTGCTTCAAACTGCTTGCCGGTGTTCATGCGTTGCCACCCGGCAATGCAGGAATCGGCATCCAAAACTTGATGTTATAACTCTCGCTTCCTGCCCATTTTCCGTCTTTGAACATCCTTGACGAAACGCAGTTGTGCCAGCAATCGAAGTCGTATGCAATAAAGTACATACCATCTTCGGGCGGCTGAGCGTCTTTCACGCTTGTCCACAGTTGCATAGCGGTCGGAACGCTGTCAATCGCTGACCTCAACACTTCCCATTCATGCGGAGTTATTATTCTTTCTGCTCTATCCGCAAGCGCATCAAGAAAATCGTCGTCATAAATCAGTCTCACCATCGTTCACCTCTAAATTCATGGAATATGAGTTGCTTTGTCAGCAGGCTTTTCCATTTCCTTCATAATCCGTTTGTGTTCTTCAGTAGTCATGTTGTTTGGAAAGAAACACCTGTCAACAATTTCAAACGGCTCAATATAATGGTCAAGGACATCTCTCGCTTCTTCTCGTGCTTTTTTAGCGCACAATTCGATGTAATCATCTTCCGTCATGTTGTAATCGGTAATGCAATCAACAACCGAAGAAAACCGACACAGCAAGCCATTAGGCTGTCTTGCAATAAACGCTCCCATTTATCGTTCACCTCTAAATTCACTTCCGAGATACCGCTTCTTGCCACGCTCCCGGTGCTTGTCCTCGTAGTTGCGGTGGTACACGCTCTGGCTGTGGTTCAGCTCATGAACGAATGCCTTGCGCTCCTCGAAGTCTTTCTTCTCTGCCTTGTACTTCTCGCAAGTGTCGTGGCAAGCTGTGCGGCGTGATGTGCAGTTGAGACAACAGGTAATCATTCTATCAACCCCACTGCTCAGACATGGCTTTTGCAATGCCGGGAAATGTTTTGCTTCGCTGTTTCGCTGTTCTATGGCCACTTTGAGACCATGCGTCTTTTCGTTTCACCGCACGATGATCTGACGACGAGACCCATTTCGACGTAGGTATAACAATATCTGTGGCGAACAGTCCCGGAATGTTTTTCAGCCATAAGCACGTCGTTTTCATGTATTCCTCTCCGAACATATACGGCTGAATGATCTGGCTGTATTCTGGCAATCCAAAGATTCTCATTGGTATCGGATTTTCTATTGCTATTTTATCCACCGGGGCATTCCAGAACTTCATGAAAAAATCTCGTGCATCGCATCCTTTTTTATATCGCTCTGCTTGAATTTTGCCGTCAATCACTAACCTATTTCCGCCGGCTTTTGTCAAATAAGTGCAAGGCGGGTGCGCAATGAGCAAATCCCATTTCCCGATGTCATGCTCTACGCCGTCCATCGTCACGATTTGCCCCCCCTCAATAGCCTTGAGCGCATCTCCAAGAATATGCCACTCAGGATGCCCACCGGACGGTTCCTGGATGTCGCATGAGTAAGCTTCGTGACCTTTTGCCCGGAACGCCTTACAGACTTCCTGTGATTCCTCACAGGCGACTAAAACTTTCATTTTTCCAAACGCCCGTCCAGCCAGATAGCACAGCTCTTATATAAGGTAGGTGGTCATGACTTTGCAGAAGCAAAAGCCTTGCTCATATCAGCGATAATGTCATATCGGTCTTGATACTTGCTATACACGGTCGTTCCAGTGCCAAGCCCAATCTGCGTCTGGTTGATAGATGCAGGAACTATGTAGATGCTTTCTTTTTCTTCGCTCTTTGCGATCAAAAAGTAAACATCACAAGTCGGAAAGCGTTTTTCAAGGTTAAACGAATAGCAAAAACTCTTATTTGCTTTGCTCGGCCTTGCCGTTTTCACATCAACCTTAACGCTTCCATTAACATAAAGGTCATAGGCGTATCTAGTTGACATTCGCTCAACCGCAAATCCATGTTCTTCCAGCAGTTTTGTAGCAAGGTCTTCGCCATACTTTCCGAATTGCGTTTCGCTTTCTTTCATTTCGACATTGAGGATTTCAGCTATTTTGTAATAGCCACCCAGAAAACGGCGAATTGCATTTGTCAACTTGTCGTTTCCGTAATACTTGCTCAATTCACTTCTTGATGGCATTCTGGTTAAACCAGTGGCAGACATACAGGCTTTCACATACAGCAAGATTTTATCTTGCGTCCAATGCGTTTTTTCTTCCCGATTCATGCGCATCTCCAATCAGAAGGGCAACGAACCATCATCGTCAATCACAGAGAAGTCGTCCGTGTTGCCTTGCGAGTAGTTTTGCGGCGCATCCTGCGCCCGATCAGCGGGCTTGCTGTCAGACTTGCCACCGCAGAAGTCAACCTTGTTTGCCATGATTTCCGTTGCGGTGCGGTTGTTTCCCTGCTTGTCGATATATTTCCGGGTCTGGATGCTACCAGTCACCAGAATCAGGCTTCCCTTCTGAAACCACTTGGAAACGAACAGCGCCGTATTACCAAATGCTGTGCAGTTGAAGAAGTCGGTTTCCTTCTGACCGCCACTCTGACGGTCGCAAGCAATGCTGAACGTACAAACATCCTTGCCGGACTTCGTGACCTTAGCTTCGGGCGTGTGAACCAGACGACCCTGAATTGCGATAGAGTTGAGCATTATTTAGCCCTCCTTCGGCTGTTTCTGAGCGCAGTCCCAACACAGGACGCGCCCAAAGCGTTTCTTTGTGCTTCTTGCAGTTTCCAGCGGAGTGACGGTGCGGTTGTTGTACCGAATAGGCTGCAGCTGCTTTCCACAGCAAGCGCATGGGGGGATGGTTTCCGCTTCCGTTTGCTTCTGCGTGGGCTTGTTTGCCCTACTTGTGGTCTGCTTCTGGTACTCGTCCGTGTCAGCGTCTTTTGTATCGTCAATGCAGAACAGACCGTTCAAGGCGTACTTTCTGGCGTAGCTACTAGACGTTCCAGTCACTTGCGCTGCGTCCATTTTGGTTTTTTGCTCCGGCTCTCTTGCGTAAGCGGTGACTGTTACGCATTCACCATCCAGAGCTTCCACCTTCGCGGTCGCTTCGATGTAATGCCACCCTTCAAACACTTTAGGCTCGTCTGAAAGGGTGAGAAGCAAACCATGTGCCTTCAAAATTGGTTTAACCGCTTCCAAAATGTCCTCACAAGAGCGATACTTGTAACCGCCAAATGTGTTCATCTGCCCCTTCGGGGCTTTCAACTCTGACTGAACAGCCATCAGAGCTTCATGGATTTTGCTGTTGTCCATCAGTTGTTCTCCTTCCTCGCTTCTTTCCTCACTTTACGGCAAGCCGGGCAACGCTTCGGCAGTGCCAGACCGCGCGATTCAAAGAAAATGCGCTCTGCGCGGGTGATTTCAAAATTCTTGCCGCAGTCACGACAGGTCTTCTGAACGCTTGTGTTAGAATCGCACGATGCCCTAAATTCAGTTTCTGTAATAGCATGCTGTTCTGAAACAGAATCCATGACACTTCTTACAAATCTATGCTTCGTCGCATAACCGTTCTTGAGCAACGTATCTTCCAGCACTGCTTCCTTGCATTTCGCGCAAAGAGTTTCCGTGCTGTTCGGGAACACTGAAAAAGGCTTATTGCACTTTTCGCAGTGCTTAATTTCTTTCTTGTATTTGCCCATTTTCTTTCCTTTCTTCGGCTTCATTAGGCTTCATTGTTCTTACTTTGGCTTAACACGGCTGTACAAAATCAATCTCCCCAGCACACGGAATCCGCTTCGTCTGGTCGCTGCCATTCAGGTTCTTCGTCCGCTCTGGGTGCGAAGTAGTAGTCATCAGGCGGCTCAACCACGCCACCGAACCGGTCAAAACAGCCGGAGCAATCGTACATCTCGTTCATACCGTACCTCCAAGTTTTAGGATTTTTGCCTTCATCTCTTCCACAAGGGCTTCCAACTGAGATATGACATATTTCATCTTGCTGAAGCTCCTCGTTACGGAGTCCCACTGGTCCATATCTATTTCGACTGTACTCCATGTATGACCGCAGTTTTCGCAGAGTCTCCGTCGGATGATGTTGTCTTCACGTGATGTGCTGCGATATATTTTGATTTTCTCGCTTCCGCATGTCGGGCACTTCACTTGGCATCCCTCCACTCGTTTGTGTGATGCGGGATGCGCTTGATTTTTCGGCTCTCTTGCTCCATGCGCTCGTTTTCGGCGCTTACGCCAATTGCGGCCAAAATAAGAGCTGCAAAAAGCATCGCCAGAGCAAGGAAGGCGTATCCAAGCATCGCCCATCCGTTTGCCGCGCCATCAATAGCATTTCCGCACCCAAGAGCTACGATAGCAAGCGAAATGCTCATACAGCACAGCACCGTGCCTTTAACTGTTTTCATCTCTCTTCACCTCTTTCAAAATAATGTCGAATCCGTTCGTCTTTTTTTCGTTGATGACTATTTTTGCATTCAATGCCTTTGCGATTTTTAGAAGCGTATCGACCCGAACGGAACTTTTCTGCTTCTTTCGCTTGCCCAAGATGCTGTAAATCGTCGGTCTTGATATCCCCGATCTACGGCTAAGGTCGTTGATGTTGAAGTACCTGACCCTCATTGCATCTTCCAGCGTCATGCCTTTTTACCGACGCCGAAAATCCAGCAGGTGGCCATCAGAGCGCCAACACCTATGATGTACCATGTCGCCTTAGCTCCGACCAAAAGCTCAATATGATGCACAAGCCAGAAGTTCAACAGGAACGTTGCCAGAATCAATGCCAGGACGATGCCCCAGATTAGGGCGATTTCCACAAGTGCTTTCATTTTTCTCCTTTCGCTTGTTGATGTGTTCCAGCCGTTCTTTCTCCCGGCTGTTCCAGCGGATTTCACGCTTTCCGTAGTACTTACCGTTCATCGGGCGGTTCCACCTTCCCCTGACTAAGCAACGTGCTGTAATGTCCGTAGTTCATTCCGAGCGACTTTGCCTTGTCGTTTATTTGCTTGATGCTGTATCTAGGCGGAGTCGGCCTTTGCTTTTCTGGCAGCTTGAATTGATATCCCGCCGGTGCGCATGACCTTTCGGCCTTTCTGGCACAGTCTTTGTGGTATTTCTGGTCCGGTGTTTTTTTCACCATCGCCTTACCGCACCACGCACAAAGGCCCATCACTCGTTCGGTTTTGCCCTTCCGTCGTCTCCATTTCGCTTGTTGTTCAAGATGGACGTTGTGTGCACATACGACACAATACTTCTGGTTTGCGTTCGAAGCTTCAAGAAGCGCTCCACAGCGGACGCAGAATTTATTCATCGCGTTCACCGTTTTTCTCTCTGGCTTCCCGATTATGCCTTTCAAAGCACTGGTTCAGCATCTTTTCCATCCAGAACACCTTGTTGGCATCGTTTCTGGATACGCCAGCAGCCATTGCCAACTTCAGTCTGCGTTTGCGGCTTTGCGCCCTGCGAAAATTCTTCACCAGCACTCACCAACCTTCTTGGTGATGAACTCAGGCACGTTCCTGCCGGTAGTCCGGCACAGGCAGACGCACTTAGCAATCCAAATATCAAAAAAAGCAGAAGGGATGCAACACGTTGCATTTCTCTTAAAGCTTTCATTATCCGGTTTACTAAGCCAAACAGAAACCGCCTTGTAGTCATACGCTTCCGTGGCTCTGCACCATTCGATGCTATACTCATCCAAACACAGTCGGTTCATAATACGCATTGCCATAAGCTTTGCTTCGATGAGCTCTGCTTCCGTCCACTTGAGCTTGTCCGTTTCGTAAGCCTTGACCGCTTCGTCAATTGCGTGGTGCGCCTCTTCCGGGTGTTCAAGGTCTACCTTTAAGGTGATGATCTGTTCCATGTTCATCCCTCCGCTTTCTTGTTCTTCTTTGTCTTTAAGAAGAGATTAACGAAATAGACCTGACCGATGCCAGTCACCTTTGTGGTGGTGTTCACACTGGTATGTCCGTCCGAGTGGCAGATGACCGTTTCCTTGATGGTGAACAGCTTCATCTCCATGCTTCGCTGCGTTGGCTTGTTCCAATCAGCACCCTTGCGCTTGATGAGATAACCATTCTCACGCATCCAGGCATACAACCGTTTCTCGCCGATTTCGATGCCGTTCTGCTTGAGCAGTTTAGCCAGCTCACCGACCAGGATACTGTTTTGGCTGGTGCTTACTGCATCGCTGAAAATCTCTTTTGGCTTCATCCGTTCCGTGTCGGCTGTCAGAAGTTCAATCCTCTTGTCCTTCTCCTCCAGCTCTTCATGCGCTGCGATCAGCGCAGTTGCAAGAAGCTGCGAGCGTGTGAGCTGCGGCTGTTCGGTCAGCTTCTTCTCCATCTCGTTGAACGCTGCAATGTACTTGAGCTTCCACTCCAGCGCTGCCTTGCCGGTGAAACCCATAGCCAGCAGGGTGAAACCGTCACGGTTCATTAGGTACATGGAGTAGGTTTGACCGTTTTGCTCGTGGGTGTACTCGGTTTTGTAGAACATGTGGGTGTCCCCATTTTTGGGGAGACCCTTCATAATATCTTCGATGTCACGCATCACATGGTCATGACGCTTTTCGAAGCTCTCTGCAATCTGACGGCTGGAAACTACAGGCTCGCCATTCTGCATAGATAAGATAATGTCGTTCATTTTTAACCCTTTCTTATGATTTACTGCTTATCTCTTACAAGAAGAGCGTCCACCGACACGCGGAAGTAATCAGCGACTTTCACAAGCTGTCGAATGCTCGGCCCATTTGCGGAGCGTTCCCACTTGCCCAGTGCGCCGTTGCTTAAACCAGCAGCTACTTCCAAGTCAGTACGAGACAGACCATGTAACTTGCGAAACTCGTCGATTTTAGAAAGATTCACTAGCCATTCTCCTTTCTGGGCTTGCATTTTACTAGAAAATATGCTACTATGTAGTTGCGAGGTACAAAGTGAACATTTTCCAGCGACTTCCTGATAGATTTGTCAGGGGTCTTGGTTTTTGTTTGCCCTGTGCTTCATATTATACTAGCCAAGTGGCTATTTTTCAATAGTCAATCTTCAATTCTGTGAACATTTGGCTATTTGCACAAAAAGAGAGGTCTTTTTCTATGCGCAATGTGGAGCGAGCCAAAAGAATCGCTGCCGACAAGGGTGTCAATATATCCTTTGTGTGCAGAGAAATCGGAAAAAGCAGAGGTTATATCTCTCAAATGCTGACTACCGACAGGGATTTTCCAGATGAAATGCTTTTGCCAGTAGCCAACGCGCTTGGTGTTACGGTTGAGGAACTCACTGGCGACCAAAAAGAAAACCCGCCCCAGCAGCCGCAAAGTGAGGTCGATGCAGCAGTGGAGCGGATTAGAAAAAAGCTTGAATCTATGCCGACAGCGCAGCGTGAAGCGCTGATGAACCTGATTGAGAAGATGTAAGGTAAGCCCATGTATTATTTGTTGTGCGGCTGTGCCTTTTGCTTCTGGTTCATGCAAGCCTTGTTAAAAGGCAATGACCGTGCGCTATATGGCAACGGCAGAAAATATCGTTACCGTAGAAACCGAAAAAAGAAGTGGTTCTGACCCGGTAAAATAAAAACCCCTTGTGCCGGGCTGGTGTAGCTCTGTGCAAGGGGTTTTCTGTTATTTCAGGCCTAATGCTTGCTCTGCTGCCGGAATCTTATCAGGGTGTTCCAACAGCCATGCGATAAACCTGTCAATTTTAGCTCTTTCTTGTTCACTCATTGTGGCATATCCTCCCGATCGGTAAGTTCGGATGTTCATTTGATATGATTATACATCTTTTGGTTGTGTAGTCAATACAATTTGAACAACTTCGCAAAAATTGAACGTTTTCTTCACATCCGTTACTTTACATCGGGGAAGCCACGAGCGTTCAAGTCAAAAGGGACAACGCCTATCCATCTTTCCTCCAATCACAGCTCTACAAGCTGTCCGTCAATGCGTTCGATGTTATCTGCCGGGTCGCGCCCATCGTCTAAGGCGGCTACGGCGCGTTCTAGGATGCCTTTTGCTTCGAGGTAAGCATCTTTATCAGCTTCGTACCCAGAAAGGCTTAGGACAAGCTCTAGCGTTCGTGTACGAGTGTATGGAATAATCAGAGCGTCTACGGTTCGGTTCATTAGCTTTCCTCCCATGGTTCAGGTGTGTGTGGCTGCCCATCGGTAACGCTGGCGGGCATTCCATCGATGATCGGCATACGTTCATGGTTCCAGATTACAGTTTCTTTCATTTTGTGTTTCCTTTCTATTTGGAATTTTTTGACAATACAGTTATAACATAGGCTGCTGTTGGTTCTCCATAGCAGCTTTTTCCATTTTTTGGCTTGTCGAATCCGGCAGTTTTGTAGAATTTTGTTGAAAGGGCGTGAATTTATGGATGAATATTTGTTAAGAACTTCAAGGGCATTGGAAATGGCACGAATGCGTTCCGGTCTGAGTCAGCAGAAATTGGCGGCACAGATGGGCGTTAATCGTGGTACGATTGCCAACTGGGAGCAAGGTCTGGCAGCCATCTCCCTGCCAATGGCTATGCGCTGGTTCACCTGCTGCGGCGTATCGGTGGCTCGGTACATGGACGCTTGCATTCATCCGGGGCTGCTGGAGCATCTGGAGGACGACCTTTCCGGCATGGAAAAGCGTCAGATTCTCATAGATGCCATGATGGAGTGTTCTTCCTACGAGATAGATGCCTTGTTGTATATGCGGTACGGAGATCACGGTTCAGACCACATCGGTGTGCTGACGGAGGTTCTGGCAAACCTTCACACGCCGTTGAAGGACAGGGTCTCTGTCTGCCGGATGGTATCGGGCAACTATGAAATAGCGCAGGCTACCGGGACAGACCCAGACCCAAACGGAACCACCCCGAAGATGGAGATTCTCTATCAGGCGCAAGATGCCGGAACGGAAGCTGCTATGAAGTCCAACGATTCTTATACCGTGAACCCGAATAATATAATCGGCTGATTGTCGAATTATCGCAGTTTTTGAAGAACATTTTGTCCACGTTCATCCACTTTTTGTACACCTATCGGGCAAATTCGCCTTGTCATTCCGTCCCCCATAGGCTGTAAATCGACAACATTCGCACGGAATAAATTACGGATTATCGTTAATTTGTTGTTTTCGATTGAGTGGCTTGTCAATCTGTCCCCCATAGCATTAAATTAAAAGTTTTTCATCCACTTTTTGTACACGTTAGATAAGACTAATCATTGCCGGAAAGACTTTATTCAGCAAATGGAAGGTTGAGTTATCCACAAGCTGGAATGGAAAAATAAAAAAATTGTTGAAAATTATCGTCATCGCCTATTTAACGATGATATTTAACCTCTTGTTTATTTCTTGTTTAATATATAATATGTAGATGGGGGACGAAATGACAAAGCATGGGGGACGTTTTGACAAGTCATGGGGGACGTTTTGACAACCCTATGGGGGACAAAAAGACAAGCCACGGGGGACGAAAAGTGTTGACTTGTCCCCCGTGATGTGCTATACTCTACTCAAGCAAATGGGGGTGAAAAAAATGCTACTTGGAAAAGAGAACCAGAAGTGGGATTTTTCAAAGGAAGAGATGTTTGCCATCAAATGGTTTGAGGAAAACGGATTCGAGGTCGAACTGAAAGAGCAATTTGTTTCAAAAACGAAATTTATTGTTCGGAAAGATGATGTTGTAGATAGCTTCAATTTGACGCAAGGCCTGAAGAAGATGAGCGTAAAACAATATATGCAGCAGTATGAGCGTCAGTTCGAGCTATTGAAGAAAATGAAGGAAAAGGCGTCTACCTGATGGCGAAAGTATCAGAAAACAACCTTGTTGAAAAAAGCAAATCCCTTGTGTGGGCAAAGTTTAGGGACTACACAGCAGGCGAGCTTCGGTTGCTAGAGGTTTACTTGTCAAGAATAAATCCTAGAGACCCAAACAGCAGCCGTGTGGAGTTCTCGTTGGCAGAGTACAGAGACCTGCTTGGGTTAAAAAGCCTTGATGCACGAAGGATTGAGCCACAGATCAAGCACTTTCTGGGCAATACGGTGTCGATTCCCATTGACAAAGAGAAGGGAACGTTTGAGAGTTTTGTCTTGTTCACAAGGGCAAAACTGGACTATGTACCAGAAACAAGGTCTTATGTTGTGGCAATCACTTGCAACCCTGACCTTCGCCCTATCTTTTTTGATATTGCCGAAAGCGGGTACGTTCGGTATCGGCTGCGTTACACGTCACGAATGAAGTCTCAGTACAGCATTTTGCTTTATTCGATTCTTCGGGACTGGATGAACATGGACAGTAAACCGCATGAAATCAGTCTGAAAAAACTGAGAGAACAGCTCGGTGCGATGGAAGCAAGCTACGATGTTTACAAGAACCTCCGCAAACGAGTGCTTGACGTTGCAGTAGACGAAATCAATGCTGTGTCTGACATTGTGGTGACCTACGAACCGGTTCTTGTGGCACGAAAGGCTGTGGCAGTCAAGTTTAAGCCAAAAATTAAATCGTCTGAGACGCTTATTGAAGCTCAGGCAAGCGAAGTGTCAACCGAACCTCAAAAAGCCGTCAGAAAGCCCCGCAGAAGCGGATATGAGGATTTTGACTGGTCTGTGTGTGACGAACTGGAAAAGCAGGACTGCATTGACGTGGCAAAAGTGGTTGAGAAGTGGATGAAGAAAGAGCATCCTGAAATCAAGTTGCCGAGACGCAGAGAAGCGGTTTATGATACAGTGAAGGCGGCGTATAAGGACATCTTGTCTTTAAGCAGAACACCATTCCCCGACAGACCTGTTGGCTATCTGATTAGAAGCGTAGACAAAGCGGGTATCGTAGACAAGTATATGCCAGCGTTCTATTCCATTGAAGCGTTACAAAAGTAGTCAGAATGAGCAGATGATGCAGAAAGGAGAAAGATGAAGAGAGAAGATTTGTATATTGGGCAAAAAATATATATATGCCCAATATTGCTTCCGCAGTTCAATTATAAAAAACCAAGACGTTCAAAAATAAAAAAGATTGGGCGAAAATATGCAACATTCATTGATTATGGAGAGCGCAGATTTGAAATCGAAACTGGAAAAATTGATTGCGGGGATTATTCGTCTACTGAAAAAATCGTTTTGAATGTTTCAGACTATTACGATGAAGTTGACAAAGAAAAACTTCGTTTTGCGATTTTAAACAAAGTAAAAATGAAAAATAATAGTGTTTCTTTGGACGATTTCGAAAAAGCAGCCAGAGCATTAAAATGCGAAGTAGAGTTGTGTCAAAGAGAAGAATAAAGAGAGTGATAAAAATGGCAAAAATCATAGCGGTCGCCAACCAGAAGGGCGGCACAGGAAAGACCACCACAAGTACCTGTCTGTCTGGTGCATTGCAGCTGCTTGGCAAGAAGGTCTTGCTGGTGGACTGCGATGCCCAGTGCAACGCAACGGACACCTACGGCGCGCAGACAGAGGACGTATGCACCCTATTCGATGTGATGACCCGGCAGGGCACGGTCGAAGAAGGAATCCAGCACTGCGAAGCCGGTGACATTCTGCCGTCAGACAACGCATTGAAGGACATTGACGAGCAGCTTGTCCGGGACATTGGTAAGAACTTCCGGTTGCGTGAAGCACTGGAATCCGTGTCTGCACAGTACGATTACATTGTTCTGGATACTCCTCCGCAACTTGGTCTTGCGCTTGTGAATGCGCTGATCGCCGCCAACAGCATCATCGTGCCTATTACAGCAGACCGCTATGCGCTTGCCGGACTGAGCCAGCTTTCGCAGACCATTGGTGATGTTCGCAGATACTTCAACCCGACATTGAAGATTGAAGGATTGCTTCTGAACCAGTACAAAAGCAGGGAAAACCTGTCCAAAGAGGTTGTGGAGCAGCTTCCTGTGATTGCACAGAGCATGGGTACAACCCTGTTAGACGTGAAGATTAGACCGTCTATGGGCGTTCGTAAGGCGCAGGCAGAGCGTCACAGCCTGTTTAGTGGCGACACGGCAAAGAGTACCAGCGCAGAGGATTTCAAGGCGTTGGCAAAGATGATTGTAGAGGGGGATAAAAATGAGATTGATTGACGCAGACAAGCTAATGGATTATTTGCAAAACCATTACAACGAAGTTGAAGCGCTTCACCGTCCGAATGACAGCGAGTACCTTTGCGGAATTGGGACTTGTCTTGATTCTATTGACGCGGATAGCTTTGATGCGCCTGACACATATCCGGCATGGATAAGCGTGAAAGACGCTCTTCCGTATACGGAAGATGGAGATGAGACGGTTCTTGTGTCAATTGCGGACGTGGACAGTTTTCCGCTTGAAGAGGTTGAAACTGCTGTTTACGACAGAAAAAGCAACGCTTTTTATCTTAGTAGCCACGAATATGTAGGCGCAGTGGCGTTTTATTGGCCAGAAGATGGATTCTATTATTTTGAAGAACAGGATTCTCACATAACCCATTGGATGCCGAAACCGAAACCGGCGAAGCAAGAGAGAAAGGACGAAGCAAAATGAAATCGACCAGCAAAAAATCCTCAGGTTTGCTTGGCGGGTTTGATTTTCAGCCGGTTTTTTTGGAACCGGCATTAAGCCGAAGTGAGCCAAAGGAAGAAGAAGTAAGCCAAGCGAAGCCGAACGAAGCCGAACAAACACCGATTAAGCCCAGTGAAGCCACATACAGCCATACACAGCCCAATGAAGCACAGTTAAGCAATATTAAGCCGAAGCAAGCCAAAGACGGCGAAACACAGCCCAATAACGCCGTAGTAAGCGAAAGTAAGCCAAAGAAGCTGAAACAGGCGAAGGAAGTTCAACGTCTTATCGAACAAGGCAATGTGCCTGGCGCACTGGTCGAAGCTGGTTTGACAAAGAAAAAAATCCCGATGCCGGAATCGCATCAGGGCGTTGCAAGCGGCGATGGCAAGCGTTCAAAGCGCATTACCATCCTTATGAGCGAGGAAGAGCGCAAATACATCAACCGTGAAGCAAGACGGCACGGAATGACGATTGGACAGTTTGTATACGCTCTGGCGGTTGCGGCGGCAGAGGGGAAGATTGAGTTGGAGGATTTCTTAGATGAATGATAGTGAGCGACGCCTTATTCGATTTGTTTGCGATGGCGATATGCGAAACGCGCAAAAAGCCGTTAAAATCATTTTGAATTCTATAGTTTTAACACGCTTGTAGATAGCAAAAGACAACTTGATATGTACAAGGCAGATATGGAGCTGTACTACACAGATACGACGATGAATTAATATGACGAAGCAAGAGCGAGTTGCAAGAATTGCAAAATACTACACCACTTTCCATTTGTTTGGCGATTGGGATCTTGTTAGGCGCTATCCTAAACACTTCCATAGTTGGAAAAGATTCGTTCCGTTGTATATACTAATGCACATCAAAGAAGAATAATCTATGTGAGAGGAAAAAAATGCGTACATACAAGCCACGCAAGCACAGAAGCAAAGAGGAACAAGCCAAAATAAACGCAGAGGTAGCAAAACGTAAAGCAAAACTGGCTGAAAAGTACAACACTGACACTCAATATTACAAGGGCATTCCTGTTGAGCTGATTGTAAGAGAGGACTACGGTTGCTACAAAGCAAAGCGTTTCAAAATAAACGGTAGTAATCAAAACGTGTGGATTCCAAACTGCTATCTTGAAGACGACGGAACAATCAAGGCGAATATGAACATTGATTTTGTATTTCGTAAGTCTGTAAACCAGTTAAACAAAGCGGGAATCACGCAAGCGATTATTGGTATCAAACGTAAAATGCCGGAAACAGATGTGCCAAATCTCAAAAGCACCATGCAAACAATCGGAGATACAGGAACTTGATAAAGCACAAACCCCTGTGCGGTCATTACGACTACACAGGGGTTTCATTTTACTTATCAGCAATGCAATCCCAGTAGAGATATGCCTTGCCATCTGCGGCATCTGCGTCCTCAAGGAACGCCTTTGCCATGTCAGCGTAGAAGCCCGGAGTATCAACGGACTGACGCTTTGCGACCTGACAATAATCTGAGTACATCATGTTCATAACAGCCCAGAAATCGTTCGGGTCACAGGTGATATTGCGCTGTTTGGCAACGTCCTGTGTCTGCTCCAGTGTCCAGTGACAACCTTTAGTGCCGTCAGCATTTACCATGCTATCACACCATTCCTCCGCTTCATCGTGGGTGAGGTGTTTGCGTGGCATCTTGATGGAACGGCTGTCCGCACTGCCACGTTCATACTGCCCAGGCTGCTTGTCCCAGTCTCCGTTCTGCGAGAAGCCAATCTGCGGCATCTTGCGCCCATACTCTACGTCAGGGTAGCGGGGGATAGGGTAGGGGTCAATGTAGCGGTTCTCCTCCTGCGGATAGTAAGGATAGCGGTCGTTGCCATCTTCCAGCTTGCGCAGACGGCGTTCCAGCTCACGCTCCCTGCGGTCGCGCTCTTCCTCAAGGCGGTCACGTTCCGGCTCACGGTCTTTGTCGTGGTCGCGGAGCATCATCATGCGGCGAAAATTAGTCTTGCCCATAATCTAACACCTCCTCAAGAAATAGACGCGGGCGCACCGGCGTGGGAGCGGCAGA